CCACCTTGCCATGAGCCGCCAGCTTCTTCTATCCACTTCTTTGCTTCGGCATAAGATTTTTTATTGAATTGAACTTGAGGAAGTTTGAGGATATTGTTCTCAAGAGTACAATGTTTCAGTATTTCTTCTACATTCCATTTTTTACCTTCGTCAGCCTGTTTCTTCTTTTCCCCAACCGGGGCGTCAGGTGCTAACAGTGAGGAAATTTTTTGAACAACCGTATTGCTCGCATTCACGAAGGTATTGACACAGGATAGCGCTTCGATCAAGAAATCGGTGTCAACATGCCCGGTATCGTCATAGATGTCTATCCCTTCGGTCATGGATGACAGTTCATTGAGCTGCGCAACACTACCATGTAACGTTTCGATTAAAATCTTTTTTTTGTTCGTCATAACTTTTCTGCAAATAAATTCTTGTTGTGTCTACACTCCCATGACCTAAAAGGTCAGCCAGTTGAATAACATCTTTGTTTTTTTTCAGGAACATTTTAGCGAAAAAATGACGAAAGGCGTGGGCGTGCATCTTCCTTGAATCAATACCGCAATGTTTTCCCCATGCTTTCAAGTGCTGGGAAAAGCCCCGCTGTGTGATCGGACCGAATCTCCCTACTGCGAAAATCCCGGTCTTACCATGTTCCTTAGCATAAGCCTTCGCTTCTTGCTGCAATTGCTTTTGAAAGAAAAAACGTCTGTACTTGTTACCTTTACCTTTCAATGTAACCTCACCACTAATTATATCCTCCCATGTAAATCGTTGAAATTCCGACAGACGGGCGCCCGTTGTACCCAAAACCTTAATAAAGAAATAGTAATCCTTATTGTTTTTTGCCTTGAGATATTCCAACAGCCGGTTATATTCCTCCTCGGTCGGCACATTGTTCACATCAAGTTTGCGCTTTATTTTGGGGCGCTTCAGTTCTATAGGCTTCTTCAGCCATTTAGAGAATCTTTCGATTGCTGTAATCCGCAAACGGATGGTAGCGGGAGATAATTTTTCTTCTTCAAGACTTTTTATAAACCTCCTGCAATTATCCATGTTTACCTCATTGGCGTATTCGAAATACTTCTTCATGGATGTGTAATATATATCAACTGTATGAGAAGAGTAATCATTGTTATCAGTCAACCATATTATGAAATCATGGAGTAGTTTCTTATTTTTCTCTGAAATGACGTCAAGCTTTTCCAAAGGTTTCACCGCCTTTTCCCTTTTTCCATATCCGATGTTGAGATAGGATAATAGATCGCATATCGCTGAACACATTAGCGAATGACGCACCATGACATCTGCATTTTCACGCTTGTAATTCAAATAACCACGGCGGTTCACTTCTTTGGTCATCTCTAAAAAATCCGTGACATGCTTGATATATTTCCCGACAGTATCATAAGTCCTTCCTGTCGTGTATATGTAAGAAATATAATCAGTTAATATCTTCTGCCTGTCATTATTCATAATCTTGTTTAATTAAATTATACCAATCATTGCTATCTTCAAAAAAACATCTGTATCCATTAGCCGTATGTTTGCCTCTCACTTTCCGACATATAGCACTGATCAGAGAAGGAGCCACGCCAATCATCTTACCAGCCATTTGTATCGAAGGGAATACTCCACATAATTTCTCATCCTTTATCAAAACAACGCTCTTTTTATTCATGCCTGCACCAGTCTTATGCCAAGCCCCACGTCCTTTAGACAGATTTTTTATACTTCTGGCCTTGGAACGTTTTGAATGATAAACCATTTTACGACCCTTGTTGCGAGAAACACAACCCTTTAAAAATCGTCCGGTAATAAAGTCTCTCTCAAATCGTTCAGGCGGTATATATAATTCACTCATTTCTGTTCAGTTATTAGTTAATTACCAATCTCCACCATCATTTAATATACCATCAATAGTAGTTACACTATTTTCAATATTACTGCCTCCATATTGTGTAAATTCCGGCGTAGGATTATAGTCTGTATCTCCATGCATCATTACATGAAGTGAACCACTGGCTGAATACAGCCAAAGGCGTTTACCGTCCTTTTCCCACTTTTTTGCAAGTCGTTTCAAAGAGTCAATCAACTTACATTCTTCGGGAGTACATTCTATCCCAGCTTTTGTTTGATATTTGCTCATTTCTGTTCCGTTTTGAACCATTTTCCTGATGTCAGGTAAATGGTAATTATTACCAATTAAATTCTAATTGTATTATCAGCAAACTGTTAATCAACTTCCACTAACTCACCGTTTTCCAGTCATCAGCAGTTTTCATGATTTTCTAAACAAATGGCTGAACGCATTATCCAAATCCAAGTCCAGATTCAGTTTGGACGGGAAAGATTTAATGTATTCGTACATCTTATAAGCGAGGTTGTCATCATCACCGCATCTGTCAATCAGTGTGAGCAACATGGCGTTCACCATGTCAGAATCATTGCCGAAGTTTTCCTGAGTGGATTCGCTGCAATGATTCACATCACTTTTCAATCTCTTTATCGCGGCTATGGCTGTGTTGAAGTTTCTTTTTGAATCGTGCCGCAATTCAAAGCCTTCCTTCTTGTATTGCTGCTGCATTTCTAGAAGGTTGGTTTCTAAAACGTCCGTGAGGACAAATACGATGTTGGTTATCGTATTCAGTTTGTCTGTTCCTTGCATAATCGTGTATTCTTATTTCTAATTCGAATGAATCCCCTTCGTTCTGTTTCTTCTAACAGTGGAAAGTCTTCATTCTTGATTTCACATTCTGTTTCGTAGTTCACGGAAGTATAACTTGGGATATTGAACTTTTTCCGGATTCTTACGATAACATCCGGATTTCTTGTTACCCAGTAAACGGTTATTCTCATGGTGATATCAGCATTTTTCTAGCTTCCTCATCTCCTGCATCAGCACGGTGCTTGATTTCAATGTACTCAGCATAAGAGATTCTGTTATCTCCACGCTCCTCTATCTCTTTTTCACGTTGGTTTCTGTATCGTTCACGCTCTTTCCGTTCAATATCTTTCCGACGTTCAGAAACGTAGTCCAGCATCGCACTTGTTATTTTCAATGGATCTATTGAACCGTAGAACCGCCCATACTTCCCTGACTTAAACCGTGCTATGAAAAAACAGATTTCAGCGGCATTTATATAATAATACTCCGAAAGGAATATCTCCGATAGTTCAGAAAGTTGCTCTTTCGCTATCTTGGTTGAAACTTCTGCAAAGTCATTCAATGAGCCAAATTGTATCTTTAGCCATTCTATCGGTGTTTCATCCCCATAAGTAGAAGACAATAGCCCTAAACTCGGAATGCTGTCATTCAACGCCAGTTCTGAATGGGTTGCATTACATCTGACAAGTTTGAACTGCAAATCAGGGTTGTAATCAAGAATGAATTGTGCAGGATCGGGATATTTATTCAATAACGCCCTCTGCTTCAAGTTCCTTTCTCTTTTTTGCGGCAGCTTCTCTAACGGTTGTAGCGACTGCAAGAACTGAATCACGTTTTCGCTGCTCGCTATCCTGTTGATTTTTACTAAGTCTTGTCCCATTATAGTTTCCTTCCAATATTTTAGTAAAGTTTGCTTGTTTGAAAATCCAATCAAAGTCGCATTTCCAATTGCGGTCATTAGCTCCAAGTAAGAACGGGGATTGAAGAATGAGATTGAAAACACTCCTCACTGACTCTTTCCCATATTGGGCTATCCGGGCTTTTACAGCTTTTTTTCTCACATCAGTCATTGATCTTATCTGCTGGAGTCTGTCTTTGAATGTGGTATTATAGTATTCCATCAATCCGCTGTAATCAATCTTTTCAGAGGGGGAGGGCGAAGAAAGCTTGTCTTTCTTTGATACTCCGTCAGGAGTATTTTCTTTCTTTTGATGTAGAGATATATCTATATACTCTCTTTCTTCTTTCTTTGTATTTGTGCCCTCTGTGTGCCCTGATTTTTGTAAAAGTTCGGATTGCGGTAGATTGTTGTTCATGGGCTGTGCCCCAAGTTGTGCCCTTAGTTGTGCCCATTCGTGTCTTAATTCATTGATTTCCTTTTCAATACCTGTGTCCTTACTTGTGCCCTTGGTTGTGCCCATTGGATTATATTCTTCATATTTACATAAGGTTATAAGGTTCATTCCTTGATTGCACTCAACAGTTATCATACCTTTCTTTCTAAGATGCACAAGAAAGGAACGCACCTTCTTTTCAGACCATTTCCAACGCTGTGACAGAAATCTTATGGATGCAGGATATTGACCTCTTGAATAAGAGATTTCTCGACCTCCGATACTCTCCTTTCGGGGCGTTGCCTCAAATCGTGCAGACTGAATTAAGTCTAACCACGCTTCGCAACTGCTAAAAGTACGGGCTTCATTCCACATTTCATTCGAGAAAAACCTGCGGCTTAGCCTCAAAAATCCTTCGTCCATAGTCTTAGAATCTCACGTTAGTTAATTGCCTTCCGTTAGAAAATACAGCCCACTTACCATTACCGCTATCAAACAATCGTAAATCCGACACCTCTCCGAAACGTTTGATGTTACCGCATAAATCCACAATCCATCCACATTCTTTAGAAGGATGCGGGCGGATGGCACGACCGACTATCTGATACCACATGGCAAGTGACATTGTAGGACGTGCCATAACGACCGTATCAAGTTCCGGATAGTCAAAGCCAGTCGTAAGTACACCCACATTAGCTACTACCGGAATTTCACCAGCTTTGAACGCCTCAAGAATATGTTCACGTTCTTTCTTAGGAGTATCACCTGAAACGATAGCGCAACCGGGTATTGACATCGTTAACCGTTCCGCTTCTTTCAAAAAACGGGTAAAGACCAAAATACCCTTCCGTTTTCCTCCGGCTTTGGGATTCATCAGCCTTTGGACGATATGAACGAGATAACCGTAGAAGTCTATCCGTTCATATTCTTTTTGAACTGACCTATCCGTATAGTCGGCACCAGTAGTATTTACTTTCAAGTTAAGTTCATTCCACCCTGAAGGATTCATTGAATAGTAATCCAACTTCGCCAAGTAGCCCATATCTAATAGGGTTGATACCTGTACATGATAAATGACCTCTGAAAAGACATGAGGTTTTGTCCGAGTGATAAATTTCAGCATGGAGCCGAAATCACGGCTGGAGCTTAAACGGTATGGCGTTGCTGTCAGTCCAAGAACCTTACACTTCACTGCATCAAAAAAATCCTTGTACATTCCCTCTTTGGGGTTTACAAGATGACATTCATCCACAATGATGTTCTTGAAGTGGGTGAACAGTTCGGGATGATTCTTCACACTGCCGATGGTGGCGAATGTTATCCGGCTTATTTCTTTAGAGTTGAAAGAAGCTGAATAAATGCTGCAATCAAGAATACCGTATGAGCAGAGTTTCTTAAAGTTCTGTTCGAGTATTTCCTTCGAGGGCTGGAACACCAAGGTATGACCGTCAAGCCTTGCAGCTATATCCGCTATGATAAGCGACTTTCCGCTGCCCGTAGGTAACACCATAATGGCATTTGTTTTCTTCGCCTTGTTATTGAAGAAGGAAACGGCAGCATCAGAGGCTTTCTGTTGGTAATCTCTCAAACGGAATTGCATTTTCTCAATAAGTATTTGATTAATAATTCTTCATTTCTATTATTTCTCCTAAAGTTCTGCCATGCGGCTCCATAACTAAGATTATGCTTTTCGCAAAATTCAGAAAGAGAATACCGATTGCCATCAATATGTATATATACAGTATTAGTTCGGTTTCTAACCTGCTCTTTTCTGGTAGCCCATTTACAGTTTTCAGGAGAATAATTTCCGTTTACATCTTTTCTATCAATAGTAAGCCCTTTTTGATAACCACTATTCAAAGCCCAATTAACAAACGACTCAGGATTATTTTTCCATTCTTCACAGATACCTATTCCCCTGCCTCCATAATTTTTATAGCTTGAATGTTTAGGTGAATAGCATCGTTCTTTCATACATCTAAAAATCCTATAAATATCAGTTCTTGACAAACCGTGCCTATAATTATACTTAGTGATTCTATCTTTTGTTTTACACCCACAACTTTTTGATGTTCCATTTCGTAATCCATAAGCACTAACAGAATGAATAGAACCACAATCACATTGACAGATATAATAAGATTTAATTCCTTTATGGTCTAATCTATCCAAATCCTTATGCAATACAAGCCATCTACCGAACTTATGTCCTGACAAATCAGGCATCTTATTACATGATTTTTTATAACTCATAGCCCTTTCTCCTTTCGTAATTTCTTATTAAGGGCCTTGTAATACTTGATTAGCTGTTCGTACTCAAAATCAGTCATTTTGGAAGTGCTGGCAACTTTGACTTTCAGCAAATCAAACTTCTGTTGACCGATTTTAGTAATTAGATTCACCCGATAGCCTTCCAAATGGTCGGCTTTGAACCTATTGCAGTGCCGGCATTCGGCATGGCAATTATTCTCATCAAAACGGGTCGCCAGATGTGTACGACTGAAATAGTGCCCGCAGTCTGCTTGTGTAAACGGCTTTATCTGTCCGCACGAGATACATCTAAAATATCCGTTTGGCATTGCATCACGAAGCCGGATAAAAAGGGAAAACTCCTTGTCGAGCTTAGCTTTCAAATCCGGCTTCTTCTTTACTGCTATCCCTGCTTTATCAAACAGAGGTAAAGGCTTTTCTTTTTTCTTCTTAGGCTTCTTGATGTAATACGGCATAATTCATTGTTTTAGTTTGTGGTATCGGCAGGATTCGAACCTGCATGAGCTTTCTGCTTTGAGTAACCCTTCCGGCTGGGTAAAGCTCCAGTACTCGTCGTGCGTCTACCAATTCCGCCACGATACCAGATGCCCGTCTTTCCGGGCTGTCAATTATACTTCGATGATTACGATGTCAGGTGCAACACCTTTGATTGCTTCAATCTGTTCGTCAATCACCTTGTTTTTGTATTCCTCAATGGTTTCATTCGCACCAGCAGAAACCAAAGAAAGTGAAACATCTCTACCGTCTACATCAGCGTAAATCTCAACTTCGATTTCTTCACAGGCAAAGCCTTTGAAAAGAGGGATGTTCAGTTTGAATGATTTCGGCAAATTGGAATCAACCACCTGCGAGTAGTTGTCAACTTTGCTGCCGTTTTCCTCCTTGCTGCGCTCAATGTCTTGGTTTACCTTTGCTTTGAAATTCTTCAAAGTAGATACAAGCATCATATTCTGTGACTTGTCAGTAAAGAAAGCACGATGCATTTTGATGAACTTAGATAACTTGATGGGTTCCCATTTCTTTTCAACGTTGATACCAAACTCCTGCATTTCTTTTGAAGGCTGCAAAATACCGTTGATTTCAGTCTGATAGTAGTTGGTTTCATCAATAGTTAATGCTAACCCCATCTTATCACGATTTACAATGATATTGGTCGATTTCTGATTAATCAGTTCGACACGTTTTTCCAACCATCTGAGAGGTGCATCTATCGTTCCATTGATAACTACTCTTTCTGGTTCTTTTGGGTCGAGTGCTACGGGGGCTTCTCCCTCTCTCAATACTACTTCAATTGGTGCACCGTTATAATCTTTCGGTATAATCACGTTTAATTTGTTTTCGCTCATGATTCTGTTCCTGTTTTACGGTTAATACTGAATACTGTCTTCTGCATTTCTTGCGGCATAATCGGGCGGCTGTAAACCAGTTCACCCAACTTGTTATAGAATCCTGCCATCTTTTCCTCATGGTAAAGGATTTTGGCACATTCTTCATTTTCCACAAACTCAGAACCTCTCTTGATGTGGTCCAGAAGTTCCTGCTTTTCTTCATTCAAAGGTTTCAGGCGTTCTTTGAACTCTTCCATAGCCTCTTTCTTTTCAATCTCAATATCATTGATGGTGATTGATACCTCGGCTAATGTTTCTTTCTTTTGCGCCAATTCTTCGGGTGTGAATCGGTGGGTATAACCAATTTTCTCTACTGCATCGGCATTATCCTGAAGGAACTGCCAACGTTCCTGTTCAAGGATTTCTTGACCTAAAAATTTGTCCATAAATATTTTACTTTTGGTTATTATTCTTCAACCATACTTCATATTCTTCTTTATAGAAACTAGGAATAATCCCTTTGCGTTTAAAGTCGATATACTCCTGTACCATACAATCATCCCAGTCAACTCCGTTGTCGGGTACATCTTCCGTTTCTGATGTACAAAGAGTGTATTCAAATGGATTATACCCACTGTTGAGCCCATATTCTTCAACTATCTTGATTACATTTTCATCGGTGGTTATTTGTTTGATTTCACTTTCAGCCACACACCCGGATATTTCAGAGTGTTTGCCAAGTACTTCACCGAAGTAAACACTGATTTTGTTATTCACTAAGTATTCGACATCTTCTGTGTCTGCAATAAATACTCCTTCAAGATTGCCCATTCTTCCGCAATCGAAGTCCATTTTAAATAATGCTTTCATAACTAAATCAAATCAATTATTTTGGTTTTAACAATCGCATCCAATCTCATATCAGACAAACCTTGTGAAAGGTGTTGTTCCATCAAAGTGTTTGCGCAAACCAAATTATAGTATTTCAATTCTTTCTCATTGCCGTTCTCATCAATCTGAGTATCTACAATGGTAGCCTTGAAGAATGGCTTGTCTTCTGTCTTTTCGTTGATTATCTCAATGATGTTTGAACGTGAAATGGAGAAGACATCAGATTCAATATTATCAGATGCGTACTGTTCAAGCCCTTTGGCTTCCGCTTCTGCAAAAAGTGAACAGTCTGTAATGAAGTGTTCTTTTACTTCTTTTTCAAGACCGTCCTTGTTAGGTTTCATCACCTTTAACTTTACCTCGTAATACATATCATTCCTCCTTTGTCTTGTTACGTTCCTTAATCATTGCATCAGCTATTTGGTAAGCTGTTTTAGCCTGTCCTTCATGATTGTAGTTTATAACACTTTCTTCTTCGGATGGGAAAAACAATGTTACAACTCTGTTCCATAAAGTTCTCCTGCGTTTTGCTGTCATCATTATGCACTTCATTGCTTCAAGCGCAATATGATCCCGCGAAATATTCGATTCCATAATTTTATTGCTTTAATTGATTAATAACTTGTCTTTTGATTTTCTTGTACAGCTTCCCGACAAAACGTCCATGCTTCTCTGTTCCGTCATCGGGCAACTCGTTTTTATAAATATGAAGAAGTAACTGGATGAGAAGCACTTCTTGTTTTGTCAAAGTAAGTTTCATTTAAATATGAAATTTGTTTTGTTCAACCTCTATCTCCATCAACCGAACCAAACGTTCTTCGTCTGGAGATGGGATATATATACCACATTGGGCACTCGCGAAATTCCGAAACCTTTCAATGGTAAGGCTAAACTCTGTACTATCAAGGTCAGAAGAGCTTCGTAGGTACTTTATCCTACCCAAAAACTTGTCTTCTCTCTCACGGACGAAAGTGTCTTTGTTGCAGAGAATCTTGTAATAGTTCCGCTTTACATATTCCATAGTTTCACCGATTTGGCAACCGAAATAAGCAAGGCAGACATGAAGGTATTTGTTGGCTTGAATACCCCTTTGCGGTCTCTTTTCCGTCAATTCAAACACCTTCTGTTCCTTTATCAACTTCTCCAGCTTCGCTCTTGCCTGCTGGACGTGGAGAGGATTGGAACCATCGTACTTCATCAGAAGGGCAAATCTAGATCATCATCCTGGGAAACACTCGGAGCATTATTTATATCCTCTGGGCTAGGTGATGTATTCTGAGGTACAAACTCTTTGAGGTCACCCAAAATATACCGTGTACCTTCTACCCGTTCCTCTCTTTTAGGAGAACAAGTGATGAAATGCGTATGCCCGAACTGGGATTTCTCTTTGCGCTCGATAACAGCCACATTCACATAGATTCTTTCAACTCCGTCTTTACACTTAATTTTCTTCATCTGCTCACGAGGTATATCAGAGAGACAGATAGAACCACTTAAAATTGCCATAATTAATTTTCTATTTTTTCTTTTAATAAATACTTGGTTAAATCTCTGTATTCTACCCACTCTAAAAAAGAGTGTAATAGATTCATATTATCCTGCTCCATACCATCATAACGATAACATGTAATAGCAGGCTCATAGCGTTTCAATGGAAGTCCTCTGACATCATATCCATGCTTATCTTTGTCGTATCCTTCAAAGATGAACAAGTCAAAGTGAAACACGTCTAAATTGAATAGCTGGAGATAAAATCGCCATTGGCAAGAATTGATGTAATCGGCATCGGTAGGATAAGAATATTTAGTCTTAATGTCCCTGATCTCCACACCATTCACCATATCGGCACATCCTGTTATAATAGCATCTCCAAAATCCTTATACAGTCTTATCTCATGAAAAGCATTCGGGTATTCGTTACGATAGGAAAGCGCGGTCTTGCATTGTGCAATATCCATAATCACTTTATCACCTTCAATGTCAAAGGATCTACCACAAGGAACAGGCTCTTTTTGTTCTTTATTATAATGGAGGAAGGTACGTTCTCCTGCATCTACTTTATCACATTTCGGTGTACCTTCTTCCACTATTTTATGAAATGCCTGTCCAATTTTTGTATACACATTACCCGTGAACTTGCCTGTTATACTGTCAATAACGGATTGCTCCGTTATCTCATAGTTGGCATAATCGCTTTGCTCTATGTACTTTCGGAATGCTTCTAAAATTGTTACGCGAATTAGCGGTATCATACTTTCACGAATAACTTTTTATCTTGATCGAAAGTGAATCCTTTTGCTGCAAGACTCTTCTGCATCTCAGAAAAGAAGGGTACTCGCATAATTTTAGGTAATAGTTTTGTAGCCTCCATCAAGGCAAGAATATCTTCATCGGTCATTGCGGCGGCAAGCTGTTCACGTATTGCCGCAAGCTGTTCATTAGCTTTTGCTTGTGCTTCTCCTTTTCCTTGAATTGATATCTTCACTTTCGATATAATGTCAGACATACATGTATCAAACTCGGTTGTTCCATAATCAGGTATTACCACAGTTCCAAGTCCTGCTACATTTTTGCCTACAAAATTATCCAACGGTGCAAATGAAATAGAACGTTTCCCATTTTGTATGAATACATATCCAACTTGGTCAGCTATCCTGATAAGCAGGTCTTTTGATTGCCCTGTGCAATCCGGAGAGTGCTTTATCACATCACCGTCTGCCGTTTCCTTGTCATGGCATATAAAAACAATGTCAGAACCATTCGAGCGAAGAAAGTTGACGAACTCTTTAAAGTCCTCGCCCATCTGCCCAAACCGTTTTAAAGTATTTGTTTTCAATTTATAATTATTGTCAATAACATATTGACTCAGATAATCGTCTATCATTGATTTGGCTGTATCGACAACTATTGTTTTGTAATCTTTCATAGATTCACGTTCTGAATCAATATCTTTCCAACATTTAGCCATTATGGTATCACAACGTTGTACTGCGCGGTCTGCCCCCCTGTCGCAATCTATCAATAAAGGATTATCCGCTGTTGTAGCTACTGAGGTTTTCCCACTTCCGGGTACTCCATATAATACAATAATTACAGGACGCTCCGGTAAAACATCATTTTTCTTAACTATAGGCATAATATTTAAATTTTAAAATGTTCGCTTTTACCAACACAAAAAAGGCAGGTCCGCAGTCCTTACAAAGTTCCGCTTCCTGCCATGATATCTTTCCACTTCTTCAAGTTCGTTTTCTAGAGAATCGATTTCTTCATTAAGCAAGGATATATACTTGCCCTTACATTCAGCATTGAATGTGAGCCTTACCGATTCCTCACTCATTGACTGGACTATATCAAGCTCTGAATAAAGCTTTTCCAATTCATCGCTTATCTGGCTTATAGTTCTCATACCTTTTCAAGAAATTGGATCGGCAATGAGCATACACCTTTCATATTAGGATATTTGACATCAGCATATCCGTTAGCGATATAAACTATTGTACCTGTCAACGTATCACCTATCTCACGTACTTTATCACCTTTCTTCATAACCATTTATTTTAAGTTTATCTAATTATTGTGGCAATGGTTTCCAAAAATCAATGTCCCATGCCCGGTTAGTATTTCCACATATCCAAATATTCTTCTTATGCTCACTATCGAATACCAACATCCCGGTATTCACAAATTTCCCGGAACTCTTCACAAGCACTCTTGTGTCCAATGGTGGAGGATCTTTTTCTGCATTCCTCCATTTCATGGATTCCAAAACAAATTGAGCACCTTTCTCAAAATCCACTGATGCTGTCTTTTTATGGGTAAGCCCTCGTATACCATCCGCATACTCCTTGGCTTTCATTTTTATAATATCTTTATTCATGATAACTTAACTTGTTTCCAATTAAAAAACTCCTGCTATCTTCACAGACTACAGGAGCAAAACCTAAACGACTTAATCTATCACTTATGATAACTTACAGCCACCGTCAGCGGAATCGAACCGCCGTACTATCCGTTAAATGAAAGTAGAGATTAGAACAGATAATTATTTATGTTTATTTTTTTTAGACAGTACCAACCATGGACGGTGAAATTCCGTACCTATATTCACACACCGGCACGGACAGACAACATTAACTTTATGAAAATAACAAAAAAAACTAGATGAAAAAATCATTCATATTCCTTTAACTCTTTATATGTCATTACCACCAATTTCACACAAAATAATGAGATAATAGAAAATATAATCACCGATACGGATTTTATAGGACTTTCCGTAACTATCGCACCATAAATCATTCCTAAAGAACATAGTGCGGCAAATATAGACAGGATAAAATTAGCTGTTTTCATAATACGCATTTTTATATTGTTCCCCTCAACGGCTTAAACCGGTTGTTACCCCGAATCTTACGGGAGGGGATATATTAGACCTTCCGGCGGTACTTGTGCCCAACCAAGTTTACTTAATGCACTAAGGACAAATCGGTGCACCGAAAGTATGTTCAATCAATTATTATAGACCCTCAATACGTCACGGCATCCCTGCTGGTATTGACTCCTATAATCAGTCCGTTTGTCTGCATTATACGGCTTATGAGTTACACCATATAAGCATTTACAATGATGTGAAAGAACTTTAAGCAGCTCCCCTCAACGGCTTAAACCGGTTGTTACCCCGAATCTTACGGGAGGGGATATATTTATTTGTCTGCTGAGATACAAGCCAATTGTTTCTTTAGATAACTTATACGATCACATTCCATATCACATATTTGACTACCTTGTTTTTGGTTGTGAGGATAATGCTTACATTTCCCCCTTTGAAAACAAGGACATAACTGCCGGTACACTTTCACAGCTCTTTCTTCTATCTCCTTGGATGCAATACTAATAGCTTCCAGCGCGTCAGCTTTAAAAATCAACGGTTCTACCGGATTACCAAGCTGGTAGCATTTATTATTTATAAAATCGGTTGCTTTGCTCATTTTTTATTTATCTAATAAGTATTTATTTATATCTTGTTTAGAGAAATACAACAGTTTACCCTTTTTAGTATATGGGATAGTACCATCATGAACGCGTTTTCTTAAAGCTCCTTGAGATATTCCTAGATATTCTGCGCATCTAGCAGAATTCATTACAGAATCATTCTGTTTTCCCGTCACTTCTGCAAATCTTTCCGTGAGCATATTCATTTCTGTTCTTGTCATCATAACCCTTGAATATTTATATTTTCACTCTGATAATGGATTCTGCACCACCATAATTCTTTATCGCCTCTTCCCTTATTCTTACTGCAAGTTCAGTGTTGATAATGTACTTTAATGCTCTGCGTACTGTCTCACCGCTAACCCCGAAATGAGATGCGATGTGTTTCTGTGCACCTTGTGGAACGATTATCCGTGGGATTTCTTTGGTTCTTCCTATTTTATTCATATATTTGTATATTAATTATTGCCGTTGCGAAATAAAACTGTATTCAGTTCGTTTTCACATTGCAAATATAGTATCCATTAATGATACTACAAAAGATTAAAGTATCTTTTTATGATACTATTTACTATTTATACATTATTCTAAATAACGCGATATATAAAATACTGAATATAAGAAAGATAAGATTACGCAATAAAAAAAAGAGGTAATATGATTGACATTCAACATTCAAACGAACGCAACTTTTGTGGGGCTATAACTCCTAAGGAAAAGGATAAAATAATGAAAGCGATCCTTGATATGGCGGCTCATGAAAGAAAAACATTCTGTTTTACTCCTAATGATGTTCCCAATTTAAAAATTAATGGGAAACAATTTGAAATGGTGATTATGGACTTCTTTGAAAAAGGATACATAATAAAAGAAAATATTTCTCAATATTGGGATTGTAGTGATATATATCCTACTTGCAAGCTATATGAAATAGCCCAATTCGGAGGATTCAAAGCCGCGTATGAAATAAAGAAAGCTAATATTCAAAAAATGAGCTTGGAACTTGAACTAATGGGGAAAAAACTAGAAAGTGATTTCCCCGAAGAGGCTAACAAATGTATTGAGTTTGCACAAACAATTGCATCATTGTTTGTTTCGCTGAATAGTATAATTGGGATGATAGATACTACTCCCGAATAAGCCATACTCCAACTCCGTATAGATAGTACGGTTATCCGGAAAGCATTGACGGGTTTTGGTTTCATATAATATCTCGCCTGTTACCCTGTCTGTGATAGTCCTTATCCAATACTTATCCTTACGGAATAAAGATATATTCAAGCTGTAACGGAAGCCCGGATCTACACGAACCTCGTTTTCATTCATGTAGTCCACGACTTTAGTAATACAGTCGGAGATTTCGGGAGGAAATTTACCTTGCTCAGAAGCACCTAAAAGGAACTTTATTACATTCCCATCGCTTAGTTTGGAAATGTTTTGCAAAAGATCTGAATTGAACTCTTTATTCATAAATATAAAATTAAAAAAGAGAACCCACGTTACTGCAACCAACGCGAATCCTCTTTTGATATATTAAACACCATGCCAGGTAAGTTTAAACATTTGCACGTAACAGTTGCAGTGTTACAACGCAAATATAGTATCCTTTAATGATACTACCTAATAATATCTATATAATATGGATGCTTTTAACGTTTATACAAGTAGATTCTTAGAAGTTATAGATTCTCTAAAAATCAGTGACTATCAAGTATGGAACAATTTGGAATCATTGTCTAAAGGGACAATGTCTAAAATTAGATGTGGCAGAGTTGGGGTTTCAATGAATGTTTTATACGAATTTTGTAATAAATACAATGTTAATGCAAATTATATTCTTACAGGAGAGGGTGAGATGCTTAAATCTGAGCCAGCATCATCCGATTCAGAATCAAAAACTAATAAAACATCCGCACCGTACCAAATTGAAACAAAAAATATTAACATAGATTTACATGGAGAACAAATAGACAGCAAAAGGACCATCGAAGTCCTTATAAAAGTAATAGAAACATACCAAACACGTATGGATGATTTACTAAATGTTATCGAAGTGCTTAAAAATGAAAACACCGATTTGAAAGAACAGTTACAAAAACCAAATGTAAGCTAAACAAATGAACATCTTATCATGTTTTTTAAGGAGATTAAAAACCTTAGACATGAACAATGATATAATACACAAATTAGAAGACATTGCCATTAAGATGAACAACCAACATGATAGATTAGAAAGACTTCTTTTCGGGGTTGAGTTAAATCTAATTACATGCAATAAAATAGAGCCAGAAAAGAATAATATACATAAGACGATTAGTCTTAATAAAAAATAGATATTATGGAAATGTAATATGATACGTTATACAATCTTGTTAAAAATAGGTGGATTTTTTAACTTAAAAACGGAATTTGTCGGTATCACAAAAACATAAAAAAAGCCCTCTATAGGGCTCAGAAACGAGTTGAATATTTTTACCGTGTGATACCAATAGTAAAAAATAACGCTTAATCGGTTGATTATAAATAATTTGTTAGATTCCCGGTTTCGGCTCAAGGGGGGTCAAAATGCTCCCTTTTTTTATTTTACGCCAATAGGCTATAAATCAATATATTACAAACCTAATCGACTGATCTTCAACGTGTTTAAGTAATCTTACTGATGATTACTTCCGTTACTGTGCATTACTTATCATTACACTGTTGAACTATTTGTGATACCAATTTGTTCCTGGTATCACAGCTGGTATCACACTTGGTATCACATTTACCATAATTAACAAATTATAAACTAAAAAGAAACAGTATGGAAACATGGAAAATCAAGCCGGTATTCGACAGAAAAAAGAAAGCAACACCGGAGAAATCAGCTAAGGTTGAAATTGAAATTAAATTCTCACGTACAGAAAGGAAATGGATCTCAACAGACATTGAACTGTATTCAAACCAATGGGATGGAGAATTTGTGGTACGTCACGCTAAATTCAAACAATTAAATAAAGCAATAACCCAATATGTAAAAAAGTTTGATGATATTATCAAAAATATAAGAAAAGAAGGAAAAGACATCAATCTAAAAAACTTTAATATTTTTTATAACGAAAAACACGTAAAGTCTAAATCGTCATTTTTAGATTTCGCTTATGACGAGTTACAAAGAAGGGATCTTAAATGGTCAACCAAACGAGCGCACCTTATAGCACTGGAAGCTCTAAAACGCTCCGGAGTAATTAAAACATTTGACGATATCACTCCTGAAAATATAGCTTTATTTGACAGGTTTATAAGAAGAGAAGATCCAACAAGAGGACAGACAACAATACATGGATACCATAAGAGAATAAAACCTTATATTAATGAAGCGCTTCGGCTTGGACTTATCGAGGACACACCTTACAGGGTATTCAAAGATAAACATGGTAGATATAAAACAAGACAGCCTCTCACAATGGACGAACTGCAATCTATCCGCAATATAGAGTTGAATGATCGACAATTACAAAAAGTACGTGACCAGTTTATATTTCAATGCTATACCGGCTTATCATGGGTTGACTTATACATGTTTGATTATGACAGATGTACTGTAGAACATAACGGAGTTGCATATATAGACGGAGAACGTATCAAGACCGGAACCAAATTTTACACACCTATACTTACTCCAGCAATGGAAATATTAAAAAAATACGATTATAAATTTACAGTCCCTACTGTACAGTCATTTAACAGAAGCCTTAAAATCATAGCTGAACTTATCGGCTTAAAAAAGCCCTTAACCAGTCACATAGCCCGGCATACATTCGCTACCACTGTTGTTTTAGCAAATGACGTACCTATCGAAACGTTGTCTAAGATGCTAGGGCACACAAAGGTTTCAGTCACACAAGTTTATGCAAAAATTCTAAATAGTTCAGTAGAAAAACATGCGGAAAAATTAAACAGTATTATATAAATCCATCCGTTGTGCTTATGAGTTATCGCTTTTAGTTCATAGGCACAACGATATCACCCTTGCCAACACGACAAGAGGTATCAGTCTATAAATGAACCTCTCTATACGTTCCATCGCATCACAGCAAGTAAACGACAAAAATACCAGTGAGGCACATCATCAGCATGTTCAAGCAATATGTTCAACTTATCTTCTTCCATATTCTGTTAACATAAAAAAAGCGGTAAAACCCGTTGGGGATTACCGCTTAATGCTAAATAGTTACTTTATTTTGCGTTTTTGAATATTTAATTTTATCTTTGCGCCATGAAGATAGCCCTTGATACATTGAAAGGCTACGTTGACCGTAGCTCACTAGTGTAGATGTATGGGGGGGTATCTTTTTTTGCACCTTTAGATTGCAGAACAAAACTACAATTCGAAAAAATTATTTATCAATCTTTTTCATTTCCTTTGCTGTCATTTTAAGAGCTTTTTTAATTATAGGCAATTCTTTTTCTTGTGGCAACTGTTCAGGTTTGCGCCCAGTATTTTGTTCTACTATATTTCGGACTTGTCTTCCAACAGTATAGTGTGTTTGTTCTAAATTAGCTTGTCCAGATATTTGTTTACTCTTTATAAGCTCTTCGGTTTGGGTAACACGGAATAGATTGGCAGCAAGTTCGGTACGGCTCATTCTGTCAAATAGCTTTCCTTTTTTAACGCCACGTTTCTTTTCAAGCTTCCACGATTCCATATTATACATACCCAGATAACCTGCATTTTGAAACTTTGCATAATCAGTAACATTTGCGGCTTTTGCTGTTGAAGCGAGAGATTTGTTTCCATCTGCAAGTTCTTCACGTATTAGCACGCGGTCTATTTCCTGATTGTTTTCAATGTATAATTCAAATTTTCGTGTTTGCTGTGCGAAATAAGCTTGCGCCAATGCTACTTCTGGCTTCTTTGGATCGCCATTCATAGCAGCAAGATAACACGCAAAACGTGTAAGTTTGAAGTCTTGGAACTCAACACCATTATTATTGCGTTTCACAGCTATTATATTTTCATAATGAGGAATGTTGAGCGAAACAAAAGCCTTTGTCGCGCGGTCAAGAACTTTACAAAATGCTTTCATATCATTATATCCAAGCATAACCATTACTTCTGAGGCCCACCAATAAACGATGCCGTTTTGGTTTTTAAAGTCTTCAAAAGAAAGAATCGCATTGTTGTTTTCTTGTTCCATTTCCATCTATAATTTAAAATTCGGCTCAAAGATAGAATAAAGTATTTGTTATTCCAATAATATCATATAATTAAGATATATAATTTTATTGGATTTATGTATATAATTTCACGACTATTTTGTAAAAACGGTAATTCCAACAAGTCAAAGAACGCTTCTGTTCGATTATTATTTTTCCATTCCCTTTCTGCAATGTTCACATAAGAACTTTTTGGCTACAGGGAACATCTTTTGACCGACATATCCACTGAGATATTGCGCTTCCTCTCCATAAGGATCAATCCCGAAAGCCTTGGAGATATGCCGGCACAAATGACCTTTTTCGTGGTCCCACGAATTTTGAAACTCTTCGGGGGTAGAGGTTAGTGAGATAACCATTACTGTCTCTCTTTTCCTGTAGTCCGAATAGGTTAGACCGGTATTCATTCTGCCTTCGGTCAGATTGCGATACGCACGCTTGAGGGAATCCCCCCTGCATCCTATACGGTACAGGTCCATAATAATCCGATCCGCCCAATAGGTGTGTACCGCATAATACACTTTGACGTGCCAGTCTCCATATTTCGGTATGTAGAACTCCTGAACAATCATATCACATCCGACCAGATTACAGGAATCCCTTTACCTATACAGGTGGCAAAGAACTCGTCAAATGCCCTGCAAGGATCGCCATCAATATCATCAAGGTAGCATTTTATATGCTTGCATAAGTGAGCCTCGTCAACCAATGATTTTTTATAGAAATCCGCTTTCAGCATGTTTGCGACATAAGCAACGTCATAACCCTTGTCGTGCTCAATGGTAATTCCGTTCGCTTTCAGCATATCGTCCACTTCATCTTTGCTCCACGGCTCCAGCTTTTTCTCTTTGCCCGTGGCTTCGTCTTTCACCTTCATTTTTGAAACGGCCCATTCATAAAGTTTCTTGCTGAAATGGAATCCATACGATTCCAAGTAAAGTTTCATTCCTGATGGGAATTTGCTATATGTATCCAATCTCTGTTCCATAACTTAACTTTAATTTAAAAAGAGGGGCATTCCACCCCTCCACCATTAATAAAACTCACCGTTGGCGCGTCTGCGTCTGCGTTCGCCCATGTCATCCATACGCGGATATTCAGGAAAGTATCCGGGGTATCTGCGTTCATCCATGCCGGATGAGCTTCCACCACCTGAATAACTTCTTCCGCCATCACGGAAACCCATTTCTCCGCGCATTTCTCTCATGGCTTTTTCGTAACCTTTGCGGCAGCCTTCCTTATAGGCTTCCTCCACCTCGTCACCTCTCATACCGAAGCCGCGTCCGTAATCGTCACGCCCTTCTTCTAATATTTCCCACATTCCCATAATCATTTCTTTGTTTTGGATGTTTCAACCACTCCGAGCTGTTCCATGAGCCGTTTGTTCAAATCCATAAGGTCAGACATATTCTTGCTCATTTCCGCCATTTGCCCTTTCAGAGAGGATATTTCCTGCTCCTGACGTTGTTTCTCGGCAAATTCAGGGTTCAAGAGCGTAAGCATCTTGTCACACCCTGCAATGACGGAATTGTGGAAGTCCATGCTGTTGATGATGTCTATGCTTTTCTGTTTCATAGAAGCGACCTCGTTATTCATAGCATCACGCGAGCATGACACTACGATATTCCCGTTCTGTCCGAAGTCGGCTATATCCATGCCGGCAGGAAGATTTTGGAATGTCGTGTTCTGCCCGTTGATGCAGACAACAACATCCACAACCATTTCCATTTGGGGCAACTGTCCCATAGGGGATGCCATAGGATATTTCGGCTTGGGAGCGGAAACGCTGACCACCGGACCGTATTCGATAAACGGGTTAGCATCCTTATGAAGTATATACAATTGGTTATTGGTACGAAGTGATTGAAACATGATTGTTTAATTTTAAGGAGTGTGGTTATTCCCATTTTGGGAACCACCACAAAACTCCATGTTAATTATTACTTGCTCCGTAAAGAAGCGGTTTCTACTGTAGGAGCCGGAGCCGTTGTCGGTCTGTACCCTCCATTAACAAGATACAATTCGTTGGTGTACTTGTTATAATGAATCTCATAGATGCCGGTTCCAGCCAAGTTTGCAACAGTCACAGGCTCATTGTTATAAGCCATCAACGGTCTTGTGTCCCCATTAGTTCCTATCAATATCGGAAGTGTAGCAGTCGTACCGGCAGGTATAGCTTGTCGGAGACTGATATAGAATCCCCCAACATAATCCCTGTTACGGAACGCATGGTTAGGGAGTTCAAGAGTAACATTCTCCGTACCGACTGTCACAGCCACCGTAGGAAGAGTATTGAAGTTTGCTCTTCCGATTGATGGGAATGGGAATCCTGTAAAAAAGTTAGGCCACATATCTACCTCCTTTCTTACCGGATTAACCCCAGTAGTTGTTGCAACCACATCCACTACGTCCGTATACAGCGTCACCCATATATGCACCGTAGGCGGCTGCACGGAAACAATCTGTATTAATAGCGGTTAAATTGGGGTATTGAACACTCACAGTATTGGGGAGCTTGCATTTGATTCCATCAACATCGCTTTGTAATGCCTGCAATCCGGCTGCCAAAGGAGCAATCTGTTGTCCTACTGCACTCAGGATAGTGGCGTTCTGATTACGCTGGGATATTTCGGCTGTTAAAGTAGCCTTTTCCGCAGTAAGAGATGCGATCTTGTCCTGCAATGCCTGATTTTGAATTGCATCAAGTTTGGCAAGGATAGCATTCGTGTTGGCAGTAGCACCGTCACGCAATGACAATGTGTTTTGGTTAGCAGTGTTGATTAATGCGTTAGTTTGGTTGCACATTGCAAGCTGACTCTCGTATCCTTGTGTGGTTACAAGCTGTTTCATATCGCAGCAACAGCTACAGATCTGAGATGTCAGAGCGTTGTTACCTTGCATAATCGCAGTCAGGATACTGTTGGTGTTCTGACCCATTTGGTTACCGAGACCGCAGATTGCCTGTGATACAGAGTTAATACCGGCAAGGATTTGGTCTGAAGAGGTGTTAACAGCTTGGGCTAATGATGCAATGTCCACACCGTTCCGGTTAAGTGTCTGCATGATCATTTCTCTTCCTTCATCGGCACCCTTATTGTTGTTGCCACCGAATCCAAAGTTTCCGTTACCGAAGATGGCTGCAATCACAATCAATGCAATGATGTCCTGAAAACCTCCATTGTTTCCGAAAAAGCCGCCGTTTCCATTTCCTCCCATCAGCCCCATCAGATAGCCTGTGTCAATTCCACGGCTCTGCAAGGACGGAAGAATGGACGCAAGCAGACCATTGTTTGCTCCGGTTCCACCGTCTTGGTTAAAAACATAAGTTCGTTCCATAAGTATTTGTATTTTGTATCCCGGTCAAAATCGACCGTTCACAAAAGTATATATATCATATCTCATGAGGAATCAGTTGTTTCCCAACAAATTCTTTATATTATCCCAATATATTCTCATCATTTTCCCATTCTCTATCCTCTCATGGAAATTAGATATCATGTAGTTAACTGCACGTTTGGTTTTGTGGATATGAACGGCTATCTGTGAAGGGTACATACCACTTTCGAAAAGAAGAGATACAAGAAGATACCGGGCATCCACTGTCTCCATCTTCTTATCAGACGATAATATTTGGTCAACAGACACTTCTGTTTCTTTTGAAACAATATTAATTATTTTGGCAAAGATTTCTGACTTGCACATGTTTTTTCTAGTTTTTATTCTTATCTTTGCCATGCCACATAAAAAACTTGATATATACATAAACAAAGCATAAGATACCGTGTTGAAGATATTAAGCCTCCAACGTACGGTGTCTTATGCTTTTTCAAATTTTTATGTGGCAATAATTATTTGAACGTTGGGGGCTTTTTTTTGATTCTAAGCCCCTGAAAGAATTACTTTTATTAAATGAGTTTTTCTATTATATGCCACACTTCTACCTGTGGCGAATAATACTTGATGTTGCTATCTCATCTTGCACCTCCCTTCTTCTTTATCAGCCAAATGACTACGATTAGCAATACTAATATAACACCTATAGATAACTCTCCTAGTTCTAATTTTGTCTTCTGCCACCATGTTAATTCCTTCTCCACAGGATAGGGAATTTCTACCTCTTTCTCCTTCTCTATATAGGTTGTATCGCGAATTGTCCTGTCACGGTAGACTATATGCCACTTGTCAACTAATACTGAATCGCCTTTCTCTTTTACATAGATAGAATCCTTAATGTGAATGGAATCACGTTCATGCACGGTAAGATAAAGACTGTCAGTCCTTATTGTTTCCACCGGGACATACCTTATGCTCCGGCATGATCCAAACAGCAATAGCAATGCTATCGCTACCGCAATCCATATATAGATCCTTAGTTTCATAGCAGGTCCCATCCCTTATAGATATCCTCCATTACGGCAGGAACACCATTCTCAACATAAGATATAGCAGCAGCCAAAGAGCACATCGTATCTTTATCCTCAATGTCCGGAACATATACTGAAGGTACCTGCATATCCTGACATACCCGTCTGATGTAAGCCCCTGTATTGTTCTCTGTCTGTGGGGCCCATCTTGTAATAAAGTCTGCAATACAAACACAGTTGTGTCTCCTTCTGTAATTCTGCAATGTACGGATTAAAGCACGATAACCCCATTTCATTTCTACAAACTGAAAAAACTCCTTGTCTGTCTGTTTTTCTCTCAATCCCTGCCATTTATCCTTTGTTATTCGGATATTACCCGGATTTGCATTTCTAAGACCTCTTGGTAAACTCTTCATTTCTTTCCCTCCTTTTCTTTTAATTTCTCTATTAAATTATTAAAGCGACTGTTAATATAGATGCTGATGCCAAAAACACTACCGGCATACAACAGACATTGAGCAAACAACCACAATACACTGTCGTGTATCTGACCCATAGGTTCCGAGCACACAAAGCCGGCCACAGCCAAGGACGCTCCCAGTACAAGCATCCCCACGGCAGTTGAATACTGAATGTTTTCTTTTGTCTCCTTTCTCATTATACAAAAATTATAGTTCAATCCTTTTTTAATCCTTTAATTACACGTTTTGGATTACCCGATTTTCAAGCTAACCTTTATTTTGTTATACAAAACAAAAAAGAGCCTGCTACGGAAACTAATCCGCAACAAGCTCTTGGCTTTATCAAATATGTAGTATGTCCTTTCGTCATAATTAATGTGGCGTGCATCTTCACACGCTTCCACAAAGATAAATATTGCTTCTTTCTTTCGCAAATAAGAATACAAAAAAAAGAACGACCGCCAGCAAAAAGCACAGCAGCCGTTCAATCCACGCCCTACTCTCTATCCCATTTTCCCAAGAAGACAATAGCGAAGATATCAAACAGGTTGTATCCACATGGGAAAAAGGTTAATAAAATATATGTTGTATAATCTGTTATTTTAATTTAGATTAAACAAAAATAATATTTAAATTGTTTGTTAATGAATAAATTAATTTGTTCCTTTGTAGCAGGCAATAGCCTTCATGGTGTGAAGTTACACCATACCCACTTTTAGAACGTGATCACTGTGGAGGCAATTGCTGTATTATAACGGCGGTTGCCTTTATTGTTGAACAATGAAACAATGGTTTAAGATACCTTCTTTAAAGAAGTCGAATAAGGATATGTATAGTGATGCTACTTATCATGGTAAAGATGATGGTGGTAATTTTATTTATGTTCCTAAATGGGTGGAAAATCTGTTTTCTGGCAATAGAGGGAATATAGATTTTGACATGTCGACCGTTGAAGGGAAATCAAGAGCCTTACATGAATGTTGGCCGTTTGCAATGGTTCTAGATCATTGCGGAAGAATGATGCAGAATGGGCGGTATTATGTGACGGATATTAACGGAAACGAGAAGAGGAGTTTCAAAGACATTGTGACTCTTCTGAATCGTCCGAATGTGATACAGAGTGGGCGTTCTTTTATAAAGCAGATTGAGATATCTTTGAAGTGTTTCGGATTCTGCCCTGTCTATACACTAAGAGCTTTAAAGTCTGATCTCCCTAAATCCATGATGGTAATACCTCCCGAATTATTCTACATGGAATCATTCGGTAAGGACCCGTTTACTCAAACAGAGCTTTCTTCAATTGCTAGTAAGGTATATATACGTTGGGGAAATGAGAATATAGAACTTGGTGATGAGGAGTATTTTGTCATATACGATTCGATAATGGATATTCCAAGTAATAATGGAGGGAGAATTACCTTCCACTCCCCTGTGGACGCATTATCTACTCATACTCGAAACTATATGGCTCAACTGATAGGGAGAGGAAACCTTATTGTTAATGGAGGACCTAAAGGGATACTATACGGAAATGATACGACTGACGTAGGGAATGCAGCTATTACTCCGTCTGAATCCAAGAAATTGCAGGATGATTTCAAAAGGAAATATGGTATAGTGCATAAGTTGTATGAAATCATGGTGACTCCTAAGAAACTAGGGTGGATTACATTGGGGTCAAATACAGACCAATTGAAGCTTCATGAGGAGGATAAGGCGTGTTTGGAAGCGATAGCTCAGACGATAGGCTTTGACCCCAATCTGATTATACAAGGAAGTACTTATGATAACTCTTCTCAAGCAAAGAAAGCGGCATATCAGGATCTTATTATCCCTGACAGTGAATCTATAACAGAGGTTCTGACTAATGCTATATGTAAGGACAGGGCAATAATCAAAATGGACTTCACTCATGTCCCTTGCCTTCAAAAGGATATGAAAGAATTGGCGGATGCCTTGTCTACAGCCTCTAATGCTGTAGCTTCATTGTATAACAATCGGCTGATTACTTTTGAAGAAGCAAGAACCGAAATGTCCAATTTTACAGATATTGATCCTGATAATCCTAAGGGAGAATTTAAAAGTGAAATAAATAATGATGGAGACAAGCAAATACAAAAACAGGCTGGGGAAGCAGTATAAATCCTTAGCTTTTTATGCAAAGGAGATACAATATGATTCTGGCAGCAGAACTATCAGTGGCTATGCTGCGGTTTTCAATAACATTGATAAGTCCGGTGACATGCTCCTGAAAGGTTGTTTTTCAAAAAGCATACAGGAGAGAGGCCCGGGAAGTTCTGCTAATGATAAGATTATCATGTTGTGGATGCATGACATGCATGAGCCTATAGGACGCATTACGCTTCTGCAAGAAGATGAGAAAGGGCTTTACTTTGAAGCGTCTATTGATGATGTGGAAAGAGGAAATCAAGCGTTGAAGCAGCTTGAAAGTGGCACTTTGAACCAGTTCTCTATAGGTTATAGTTATGTATGGGAAAAATGTGAATATGACAGGGAACGTGATTGCTTGGTTGTAAAGGAAGTCATTCTGTATGAGATATCCGTAGTGTCCATAGGATGTAACGGAGAAACTGAATATCTTGGTCTGAAATCGGCAGAAGAATATGAAAGTGCGTTGGAGTCACTTCCGGTTGAAATAAGTGATGTATGTAAAGGACTTCCGATAAGAAAGAGGGAGGAAATCCAAATGTTAGTAAGAAAAGCGATGTCACTCGCTCGATACAAGCCGGCAGACAAGCCACTTGATGAAGAGGGAGCCGATGAAAAAATAAAACTATTTACAAAACCTTTAAAACTTAAAGAAGCATGAAATTTGACTTTTTAAGCAAAATTGATTTGTCGGTAATGGATGAGGTTTCCGTGAAGTCATTACAGGCGTTGCAGGACGCAATAAACGCTACTGTAGGCGATTTCATGGACGATACTATCGACAAAAAAACTTTTGAGGATAAATTAAATGAGGTTTCTCAAAAGATAGATTCCGAAAAGGAATTGGATACAGTGCGTAAGGAACTTGGTGAGATGAAAGAGATAATCGTTCGCATGAAAGGTGCAATGCATAAGAATGAAGACGGGCAAATGGTGTTCAAGTCTGTAGACCAGCAGATTGAAGATCAATTGAAGGATTTCATCACAGTAGGCAAGCATGGAGAGAAAACTGTGGACTTGAAAACGGCTTGTAAGCAGTCCCCCGGTTTTAAGAAAAGCCTTACGCTTATTATAAACAAGAAGGAGGTTGAGCCCTTGAAGAGTACGGATGTGGCACCACATTATAACATGACAATTGATAGTCAGTTATCTGTTGATCCACGTTCCCAGACTGTAATCCGTAAATTTGCCAATGTGGCAGCAATATCTACACGATCATTGACTTATGCGGAGTTCAATCCAGGTGAAGAAGAAGCTGAATGGGTTCCAGAAGGCGGTCTTAAGCCTATGATGAGCGGTACATTGGCAGAAGTTACTATCAATGCTGGCAAAGTGGCTCTTGGCACAAAAGTAACCGAAGAAACATTATCTGATTTGCCTCAGTTGGTTGCGGAGGTTAGGGCTGAGATTATCAATCGTATTGGTTTGAAAGAAGAAGAAGGTATTCTGTCTGGTACTGGTTCCGGCGGTCAGATTAAAGGGATTGGGAGTGATATACCTACATTCTCTTTGACAGCTCTGAAAGTAGAGAAACCCAACACTTATGATGTTATTGTTGGTATGTATACACAAATTGTATCAATGTCCAATATGGCTTATCGTCCAAATCTTGTGCTTATGCATCCTCTTGACTATGCGCAGATGCAGTTGACTAAGGATGTTAATGGGCAATATCTTCGTCCTTTCCGTATTGGCGATGAACTGATTCAAGGCCTGAGAGTGGAAACCAGCACAGCAATCAAGCAAGGTGATATTTGGGTTGGCGATTTTAACTATCTTAACATCCGTGATGTATGGGTTCTTACCATTACACTTGGATGGGAAAATGATGATTTCACTAAAAATATGGTGACTATCCTTGGTGAAAAACGTCTTATGGTGTATATTAAAAAGCAATATAAAACTGCATTTGTCAAGGATAAGATTGCGACCGTTATTGAAGCTATAACCCCTGCCGGTATTGGCGGATAAATTTATTAAACATTATGAAAGTAAATTTGACTAAAACTTATGAGGTTGAGTTCGCAAAGGACGGGGCCGTTTATAAAAAAGGTGATAAAGTAAGTGTTAATATGTTACTTGCAGGTAAGTTCTTCCAAGATGGACGTGTTGCCACTGTTCCTTCGGAATTGATGGAGGACGCTAAGAAAATCGGTGCTGAAGATTTGTTCAATAAAAAGAAGAACCTCAAAGATATTGTGTAATGTTGGTGGATTATACTTTTTTCCAAGGTGGTATTCTTGATATCGAAGGTGCAGTATTGAATATACATACTCCTTCTGAGACTAATAAGGCAATTGTTGACAGCCTTCAAGGCTTTGTAATGCAATATGAGCCGGAATATTTAGAGAAGCTCCTAGGGGAAAAGTTGTATAAGGAATTCTCATCCTATATTTCCAACGATGGAAAAACTAAGGAAAAAAGATGGGATGATCTTATAGCGCATCTTGTCATGAAATATAGTGATGGCGATAGGGAGATTTCCAAATCCCCCATCGCCAACTATATATACTTCCATTACTTGAGACATAATCACACTCAGGCGACTATTACAGGAGTGAAGGCTGATGGAGATGATGGTCGTCTTGTAAGTCCCGAAAGGAAAATGATGTTTGCATGGAACGACATGGTAAGAATGAATATCAGACTTGTGAGATGGCTTCAATCCAATAATGCGGACTATCCGGATATCGCCACCGATTTCGAATTGATGGAAACAATTAATTCCTTTGGGTTATGATAATTGATATAATATCAGATGTATGTGCTTCCTTGTCAAAAAGAATGGATCAACAGATAAATTACATATATGGTGACAGTTCTTATATAAGGGAAACACTTCTTCTTCTTGGGAAAAGCAGGGTGACAGCATCGGGAAAATTCCCAATGATAGGGCTGTATGTTCCCTTAGACGAGGAAAGGGATAGTGAGAATTATTTTTGTAAGGCATCTGTAAACATAATAATCGCTACCAATACACTGGAAAAGTATACAAATGAACAACGTCGTGAGATATCTTTTGAAGGTATTCTTCGACCTTTGTATTACGGATTCATAGAAGAGTTAAAAAAATGTGATAAATTTGATTTCGGTTACTCCGGTATTGTAAGCCATACATATTCAGAAAATTATAGTTTTGGAAGACGTGGCGCTGTTGATGTTGACGGTAAGGAAGTTGGCGAAAAGATAGATGCTATTGAAATAAAGAATTTGGATTTAACAGTTAAAAATCAGAATTGTTATGCGAACAGATATTAGAGAGTGCGGCAGCACGTCCGGATTTAATACTGGAATGAGTTACTGCCCCCTGCAACCGGACAAGGTCGCAGGTGTTATATTGGTCATTCATGGCAAAAAACTGCCCAAGGAATTGACTGCTGATGCTTTGGAGGAAGCCTGTCATGCTGATTATCCGGACAGAATTTATCCTATTACAGGATTTTCGGAATACGCGGTAAGCGGCGGTGAACCCAATACAACAGAAAATGGTTATGCCGGGTCGGAAATAACGGGCTATTCGGCAAGGACGGATACATTCACGTTGCGTAAGTTTAATCTAGCTTTACAAGCTAATCTTGTAGCCAACAAGGATACATTGTTTGATATGTATGTTTTTGACAAGAATAATGTAATCTACGGAGAAGATGACGGGACAGATGAACTTGCAGGTTTTGCATTATCTGGTGTTTACCCTACAGGACAGGCTTATGATTCAAGCGGTCAGAAGGCTTATCTTGCGTTTAATGCGATGTATTCCGATACCGAGAAGATGATGAAAAACATGTCTGTAAAGCAAGCGGGTGTCAATTTGGAAAATGTTCTCAAGGGATTGAATTACGTTGAATTTGTCAAAATGGCATCTCCTGAGAATACATATAAACTCGTGGATCACTATGACCGCACAGACCTTACTGCATATTATGGCACTGTATTGTCTAATAAGGCTTCAACAGTCGTTTCTGGTGCGTCAGCACTGGAATACAGTAACGGTGTGCTTACAGCGACAGGAGGTGTACCGGTACTTAAATCTCCTTCTATTTTACAGGCTAATGGGGTCATTGGAATTGAACAATGGGTACAATGAGAATTAATGGAGTCACATTTATAGAGTCCGAGGTGGTCAAACTTTCATTGGATGAGTTTGTCGCTCAGAATATAGATGTATTCTGGAAGGACATTTCTAGAGAAAGGCGGAAATCAAGGCTGGTTTCCGTATATAATAGAATTATCAATAACAGTAATTTAGGAGGCGGGGGAGATTGATCCCCCGTTTTGCTATGACATTGGAGGAATACGCGAGATGTTGGAAGAAATTGGCTGATGGCATTCAGCCAATGATAAGGGATAAGATGGAAAGGGATGTTCCTCAGTTTGAGGAATATATACGAGAACAGCTATATAGTGGTGTTGATGGCGATGAAAGTCCTTTAATTCCCGGATATACAGAGGACCCATACTTTAAAAAAACTTATGGAGAGCATTGGAAGAAAAACGCCGAACGCTATAAAAATTGGAAGACAAAGATACAGAAACCGAAACCTTCATATCTGGGTTTTTCTGCAAGAGGGAACAATACTCCAAACCTTATCATACGTGGAGATTTTTATAGTTCCATCACGGCAATACCAATATCAAATGGTATAAGGATTGCCAGCTATGGCGTTTCTTTTGGTTCTGATATTGAGAAGAAATATGGTTATAAAATTTTCAAGGTAAGCTCCAAAGCAAGGAGGCATTATGTTACGTACAGGCTTATGCCCTCTATTGAGAAATTTATAAGGAGGTGCGAACTATAAAGTATTATTAACAAAAAATGGAATTGAACCGAATTATGAAAAACTGCTTGTGCCAAGGGAATAAGTCAATGAGGGAAATGGAGCATATGCGATCAATCGCAGAGAAGGCTGCTGTTATGGATGAATGTGTTTATATATTATACAAGGTTGGAGATGTGTATAAATTCTGTCGTGAAGGTGAAAACTGGTCGGGTGAGTTTGTTGAATTCATATTTCCGTAAAATGGTGATTTTTATCATTCTATTATTTTGGCGTTTCCCGTATTATTTATTAATTTAGCAACAGCGATAGATAGAGGTTTCGCATAGAAAGATATTATATATTCATTAAGAGTAATGGATATGATGCGGTGGCCGACTCCTCTATATCGGTTGCCGCATTTTTTTATATCCCGTATTAAGATGTACGGAACATCTTGTGAACGAAAAGACATGAAAACGAATCAAATCATGATTCGCCCAATGGGTGAATTTACAGTTAGTCAGAGAACAAAAGATAGCTATTTTGACGGTGGGGACTTGTTACGTCAATGGAATTCAGTAAAAGGAAATGAACAAAGAAAAATGGATGAGTTTCTTTTGGCTAAAAGAACTGGAGATTTTATAGAAGCGCTCATAGCTGAAGAACGTGAAAATGGTTTAGGGGAAAATTCCCCTAAAATTGATAATCAGGTAGTTAAGAAGAGTAAGGTTAAAGAGAAGGGTAAAGCTGGCAGACCTAAAGAAGAAGTATGGATGCATCCTTTCTTATTTACCAAATTTGCCATGTGGATTAATCCTCGCTTTGAAGTAAAGGTAATACGCTTCGTATATGATGAGATGATTCAATACCGTAATTTAGCTGGAGATGCTTATCCTGCTATGTGTCATGCCGTTTGTTCAATACTCCCTGGGGATATATTCCAGAAAAAGATTAAGGACTTAGCCAAGTCTCTAAACATCATAGTTTATGGCAAACATGAATCAGAAATGCGTAATAAGATTGGCGATGAAGATAAAATCCGCGAATTATATGAGTTAGAATTACAGATAGCTCAATGGATAGATTTAGGCTTTATCAAAGACTATAACAGCCTTAAATCTACATTGACTAAATTGTATTACCGAAAATATCCCAATGTTCTCCCAATGTAAATATTGATTTTTCCTCAAATGTCTTGTGCGAAAAGATATTTATTTTTTAATTGAAAAACAAAACTATCATTTATGTTGTAATTTAGATTTTGTCTAAATTGTGAATGTAATATTTAATAATTGCGTTACTATATATTACTATGCGTTACTTAGTATTACTATTAATTGATATTGTCTTTTGTTTAATATTCATACCATTGTATAAGATAAAAACATCATTTACCTTTGTATATGTAACAAGTGCAAGGCGTTACTTGATGTTGATTAAATATTCTCCTATTGGAGTTTATATATGACTGTTCCGTAGTAGCTTGCACCTATTACGGAACTTTCTTTTTATACAATTCCAAGCGTGGATAGTATAAGGGAGGAAAGCAGGAGTGAATAATGGCACAATGAGGTTCGATCCCTCACCTGCTACAATCAGTCAAAATAAATCCCCGGAGGCGGAAGTGACTGAGCCGCCAACGGGGAACAATATTAATCTTATATCGCAAAGATATGGAAAATTTTAATAAGTTAATACCTATTGATGGGGAAAATGGCGAAAAAAGAACAATAAGTTCACTGGAGATTGCGGAACTCACAGGTAAGCAACATTCAAATGTAATGCGAGATATTCGCAATCTATTATCGCAAGGTGTAGCCGAATCCAATTTTGGATTGGGGTCATACACAGACGCTAACGGTCAAGAAAGACCTCTATTTAATCTAACTCCGAAAGGTTGTCTTATTCTTGCTTCGGGCTATGATGCAGTTCTACGTGAAAAAATCATAGACCGTTTTCAGAAAGGCGATAGTGTAATGGTAAATGCAACACAGATGGCTAAATCTTTCGGCAAAGAGCCTAAATTTTGGCTAATGAACCAATCTACAACAGATTATCTAAATGAACTATCCAAAGTAAGAAATCTAACTTTGACTGATTTAGTGCAGGTTACGAAAGGAGGTAATAATCCCGGTACTTGGATGCACGAAGATGTAGCCTTAGAGTTTTTATCCACATTATCAGCCGTTAGGATAATTCCCCTAACGGGTTTGGTAGATAAAGCCTTCAAAAAAATATTGTTTTCGTTTGGTAGCTTAAGGAATTGTTGTACCTTTGCAGTGCTACAAGTTGATAGAATTATCTATCTCGCAGAGCAAGCGGTTAAGTTGCTCATATTTTATATGGGTATTTTTTATGCTCATACTTTAGGATATTGGCGGTTGCCTATACGTAAGTTATTGTGTGCTCTTCGGGGTAGACTATCAACTTGTAGCAGCGTATATGGTAACCGCTTTTTGTTTGCCTATTGCCTTCATAAATAACTTTTAAATGCTACAAGTTATGACAGATTTAATTTTATACAAAGAAACGATGAGTTCACTTGAAATAGCTGAACTCACTGGAAAGCGACATGATGCTATCTTACGTGACATCAGAAACTTACTTAATCAAGGAGTAAACGCCCACAATTTTGTGGAGGTTGAATACACCGATAAAAAGGGTGAGAAAAGACCTTGTTATGAACTTACAAAGAAAGGTTGCCTAATCCTTGCCAGCGGATACGATGCAAAACTCAGGGAAAAGATTATAGATCGTTGGGAAGAATTGGAAAGGGACAAACAAAACGGGAATTTTCAAACTCCTAGCACCTACATTGAAGCATTGGAGGCTTTGGTAGCTTCTGAAAAGGAGAAAGAACGGATGCGTATTGAATCGGAGCAACAGAAAAAGCAAATCGAACAGAAAGATGCTAAGATAGAGAAGCTCCAGCCCAAAGCTGACTTTGCCGACAAAGCCTTTGCGATGGAAGGCAAATGTGATATAGGACAGGCTGCCAAGATACTCGGCTTACCATTCGGACGAAATACCTTGTTCAAGAAGCTTCGTGAAGCAGGAGTATTCTTTGCTAACAGGAATGAGCCAAAACAGAAATATATTGATGCAGGCTACTTTGAGATGAAAGAAAAGCCTATCCCAAGAGATAATCATCCGGGCTTTGTCGTGATGGTTGTGCTATGCACACAGAAAGGGTTTGCATACATCAATTACCTGTTTGGTGGCAAACGTTCTGACGGAAAATTGATGAAAATAGCCTAATTTAAATCTTACATATTAATCAAGTCTTTCCCACCTTATTTTACGAGGTGGGCAGACTCTTTACATCCGTTAACGTTGCGATTCGCAACATAACCCGAAAAGACTATGAAAACAATAGATAAACTTGAAATTATACTTCAAAAAATGAAAGAACAAAATAATAGACTTGAACGGATATACGGCAAGCATCTCAAACTGATTGTATGCACTGGGAAAAGAAGTGAGAAGGTGAAATTTAAACATGAAGATTGAAATGCTATGTTTGTAATTTATTTAGACAGTATTCTAAATTGCAAACAAATATGTCGTAATGTTTTGATTTGATTTTAAAAGTATATTACTTTGCTGAAAATAACCAAATTATTATAACTATATAAAAAAAGTATTATGGTAGTATTAGAATTAATTATGGTCATATTTGCAATCTTGCAAATTATTTTATTCTTTAAACTATGGAGAATGGCTGATAATGTAAATGAAATTGTAAGAAAAATGAGATTCCCTTATAACAAGTCTGAATCTTCATATCCTGAGTCGTATTCAAAATTCCTTTTTTTGCTGTACAATAAGAGTAAGGGTGATGCAAAAGAATATTTGTTAAAAGTAATGTGGGGAAGTCGTGATATGAATAGTTTAGTTTCTTGTAGTAAAGTTAAAGATTTTGAAACATATTATCATTATCTGCAATTAAAATATCAAAGTTGGTTTGATAAACTAGGCGAGGAATTTCCTTCATTTGATAATTTAAAGAAAGAAAAAAAATAAAATCCTTTTTCATTGGGAGAAGCAAAAACTTCTCCCTTTTTTATTTCCTTATCTTCATAATATCAATAAAATCACTATCTTTGCTCTTAGAAGGTGCATGAAGTCATGCACTACCCAAAACTTACGAAAATACCATGGCAGGAGCAGAATTTAAAATTACTGATGCGATTGATCCTAACATCGTTAAGAAGTTGAATGAGATAAGGATTAATATTCAAACCACATCTTCCGAATATGCGAATTTCACGAAACAATTAAGTGATGGCATAAATTTTAAGCCGGGTAATCTAAGAGAATACCAGTCTAAAGTTGACAGTTATAATGCTACAATTACCAAATTATATGCTTCTCAAAATAGGTTGTCTGAATTACAGGCTAGTCAATTAAAGTTATTGACCGATATTTCCCGTAAGATAGAGCTTCTTACCAAACCATTGAATACATTGGCAGACAAGATAACGGAAGTAAAAGTAAATTTGAGAGGTGCTTCCGAAGATCTGAAAAACGTGTCACAAGATGCGGAAAATGCTTCTGTTTCATTTCAAGAAGCATCTAAGAAAATATCCATGACTGCTGCTGATTTTGATTCAATCCGTCAGACGGTAAAGGCTTTTGATACACAAGCCTCCGAATTGAACAGTAGGTTAAGTGATAACAAAGAAACAATTTCAGCCTTAAGAACATCTCTGAGGGAATTATCAAAGGAGTATAAGAAAGGTGCTATCAGCGAAGAGGAATACAAGTCCAAAAGAGATGCTACGGTATCCCAGTTACGCATGCTGACAGAGCAGAATAAACAGTATTCGGCGATATTGAGAAATCATACGCAGGTAGCGATTGCCACAGCAGGAAGCTATAACGAGATGAAGGCTTCAATGCTTCAGTTGGAAAAGGAATATTATAACCTTTCACAAGCTGCACGCGAGGGGGCAAAAGGTATGGATATCTTGAACAATATCGGCAAGTTGAATCAACAATTAAAGGATATAGATGCACAGATGGGCAATTACCAACGTAATGTGGGTAATTATGCTTCGGGTTGGAATGGTCTTAATGTTTCCATACAACAGATTGCGAGAGAACTTCCGGCTTTGTCTGTTAGTGCCAATACTTTCTTTCTTGCCATATCCAATAACCTTCCTATATTTATTGATGAGTTGAAGAAAGCGAGAATTGAATATGAGTTGGCTAAAAAATCAAATCAAACAGCTATACCTGTATTTAAGCAGGTATTGAGTTCCCTTCTTAGTTGGCAGACGGCTTTAGTTGTTGGGATAACTCTTTTATCGAGTTATGGAGGTGAGATAACCAAATGGGTGGGTAGCCTGTTTGATGCGAGAAAAGAAATTGATTATCTAAAACAGCTTCAGGAGGATTTGAATAAAGCTCAAAAAGAAGGTGTGAAAAATGCCCAAGATGAAGCTGTTAAATTGGATATATTATATAGGGCTGCTGTCAATTTGAATAAACCTATGGGAGAGCGGAAAAAAGCCGTTGAGGAACTGAAAAAGCAATATCCTTCATACTTTAAAAATATAAGTGATGAAAACATTCTTGCAGGTAAAGCGGCTGATAGTTATCAAAGGTTATCTAATGCCATATTAGCTTCGGCTAAAGCTAGAGCTGTGCAAGATCGGCTTGTAGAACAGGCTAAACAAAAATTAGACTTGGAAGATCAGTTGGCAGAAAAAGAAGAAAAACGTGCGAAACTTGAATCTGCTAGAGATCAGATGAAAGCACAATATGAATCCAGTCAAGGGGCAGCTATGGATACAGCTAGAGACATGTATGGGAAGTTAAACAAGCAGGTTGAAGACTTGGATAAAGAAATAGGTTCTTTATTAAATCAGTTATATCAAGCAGATAAGGCTAGTAGAGATATGGCAAATTCTATTAACATTGGAGATGTTACATTTAATCCTCATTCTGCCGATAAAGCATCGGATGATTTAGCGCAATACATGGAGAATCTTAGGAATAAAATGGCTGACTTGTCCGTTTCTCTTATAGAGGATGAGCATCAGCGTAATCTTGCTGCCATAGAGAAAGAATATAAAGACCAGATAGCAGTTATAAAGGGATATTCTGAGGAAGAAGATAAATATCGTGAACAACTGGCCCAAGAAAGATTGCAGAAGATCCAAGAAGAAAATGACAGGTATGCTAATGCTGAGGTTGAGGTACAAATACGTCAGAAAGAACTGAAATTGAAAGGTATAAGAGATAGTTCACAAGAAGCGCTTGATTTAACCCTTGATCTGCTGGAATTAAGAATGCAAAAGGAAATAACAGCAGAAAAAGGTAACGAAGAGGCCATTTTGTTAATCCGTCAAAAATATGCGCAGGAAGCCGCAAGGATTCAAGAGAATTTTGCACTTCGAAGAATAGACCGGATAGAAAGTGAGGCTGCACGTTCTGTCGCAAGTTTGCATATCGGTCTGCAAGAACAAGAGAATGAGATGAAAGCAAGCCATCTGAAGGGAGAGATTAGCGAGAAGGACTACAAGAAGAAGCTCTATGATTTAACGATAAAGTTCAATAAGGAAATGCTTTTGGCTCAGATATCAGCAGCCGAGGCTGAATTGAAAGTGGCGGAGGCAACCGGTACCATCCCACAGGAGAAGATAGAGGAATTAAGGCTGAAACTCCAAAAGCTGCGCGCGGATTTTGGTTCGTTATTGAATGATGAGGCGTCTAATGAAGCTGAAAAAGGGAAGAAACAAGTAGAGGATTGGGCGGATGCTTTGAAAAACATTACAGATTCCTTTCCTTCCGAACAAAGCGGGTTTGCAGATTTCTTCTCAGGGATTAATGATGTGCTTGGAGATTTGGCCAAAAAAGCCCAAGAGGCAGGTGGTTCTTTTTCTGATATGTGGGCTAATATGTCAAATGGAGAAAGGCTTAAGCTTGTTTTAGGAAGTTTGGCTAAAATCTCTGACGGTTTGAATTCCATGATGCAGAACATATACGAGAACCGCATATCCAAAATTGAAGAGGAGCAGGAAGCCAATGAGGAAGCGGGGGAACAAGAACTGGCAAGGATTGAGCGTCTTGAAGAAACAGGTGCTATCAGTTCGGAAGAAGCGGAGGCCCGTAAACGTGCCGCTGAGGATAAAACAGCACGAAAAAATGAAGAATTGGAGAAGAAGAAAGCTCAATTGCAACAAAAACAGGCAAGATGGGATAAAGCCAATAGCATCATACAGGCTACTATTGCAACGGCTTTGGCTGTAGCGAAGGCGTTGCCTAATTTCGTACTTGCTGGTATTGCGGCGGCTATGGGGGCTGCGCAAATAGCTGTGATAGCATCACAACCTATACCTAAGTATGCCAAGGGTACTGATTCGCATAAAGGCGGATTGGCTGTAGTGGGTGATGGTGGTGTCCCTGAAACAATCGTTACTGAAAAAGGAGCGTATATTACTCCGTCTGTCCCTACTTTGGTTGACATCCCTAAAGGTGCGAAGGTTATACCTTATGCAGTGGATATGGACAGGATAAAGGCTCATGCAAATGATTTTGATGGTCTTATGGCATATAGAAGCGAAAACGATCTTCCTCCTGTATCAATAGTTAATGATTATAGCGAACTGGAGAAAAAGATAGGGCATCTGGAGAAATCACAGCAGATAGGATTTGCAAAATTAGCCAAGGCGATAAGAGAAAACAATTATCATCAATTTTCAAAAAGTATCTGATTATGAGGTATACAAGTGACATATATGAACTTCCCTTGTCCGTTTTTATAGAGATTTATACCAATGATAGCAATACTATTGAATTTGACGATGAGGACAAAGGGGCTGCATCGGCAAAAATTATCAATGACTATATAGAAATTGTCGGGAGCAAACAGTTGTTCTCTGAGATATTGAATTGTAATGAGCGTATGAATCTTGCAATGACCGTGGAGTGCATGAAGGCATGTGAGAACATGATGAAGTTGAAAATGTATGATGAGGTGCGTGATATTCTGATGAAGATAGGTTATTCGTGTAAAAAAGGTGATGTAATGGCTATGAATGCTAGAATATCCGCATTAAATTCCCGTGCACAATATGATTTGGATAAGATAAGTAAGGAAAAGAATGAGGAACTGAAGGAGAAGCCTACAAAACGTGGATTTATAAATGAAGTTGTCGCTATTGGGAAGTATAATAAGATGTATATCAATCCGAAAGAATGGACCGCCGGATCTTATGCCTGTCTTGTAAGGCAGACATGTGACGAAATCGATGGGTTGAATCGTAAAAAGAAATAATTATGTATTATCGATGTGAGTTACTTATAAATGGTCTGAAGTACAGGGTTACTGATGATCTTGAGAATTGGGACGAGGTGAAGGCTAGTTTCAAGAGAAATGACTATGACGGTGTTATCCGTACATTTTCCAACAAATTTTCTTTTGCTGGGGATGCTAGAAAATTGCTGTTAAAACAATATGATGAAGATTATTTGAATGCTTCTGCCTCAATAATAATAAGTACAAGAAATAACAGTTGGTTGTATAATGAACGGTTTAGTTGCGCTCTCAATTTTTCTACATTGCAGGATAATGGTCGTATCTTACAGATAAATGCCGTGGATGATAGCGTGGCGTCCATGATAAAGTCAAAAAAAGGAACTCAATATGAATATTCGGTCGAAGAGGTGAAAAGCCCCATTCCTCTTGTTTATGACGGACTTGAACTTTCAGAATCAGCAAAATGGATTCCTACAGGTGATACATTGGAAGACGATGACACTCTTATTAATGTTTATTTCAGCAAGAAAATGTCACCAATGCCAATATATATAACTGCCAGTGATTCCTTAATAAAGGGGTCTCTTGAATTTAATGATCAAACAGTAGGTGGTGATGATGTATATTCGATAAAGGCTCTGAAATCAATTAGGATAAATATAGAGTTTAATATTGATATGTTTGTGTTTAGGAAATATCAGTCTGGTGCTTTGGGATATGATGTAAGAGGTGTGAGGCTCCAGATTATGAAGATAAGTAATGATATTGATAGTAATGGGGAAGCGGTGACTACGGAAACGGTGATAGGAAGTTTTGAACTTACGACAGAATCAGAAACGCCAGTGGAAAAGAAGGTTTCGGAATCGTACAATATAAGTCTTTTGCATAATGATAAAATAATAGTGAGAGCTATGTATGTCAATGAGAAAGAAGAGATTGTACCTGTATTGCCGGATTTGCCATACAAAGTCTCAACATCAAGTTATTTTAAAGCATCATGGAAAAATCGAATAAACCCTGTTGAGATGGATGTTATAAAGCCCGATACATTGCTGAACAGACTGCTTAAAAGTATTAATGGAGAGAAAGATGGTTTGACTGGAGTGATTGAGGGGACAGGAGATAGAAGGCTTGATAATTGTATGCTCTTGGCGGCTGAATCAGCCCGTAAGATTCCTGGAGCCAAAATATATACATCCTTCACCAAATTTGCAAACTGGATGAGTTATGTGTTTGGTTATGCTTACGACATATCCGGGAATACAGTAACTTTCCGGCATAGAAGCAAATACTTCTCGGATGATGTTGTCAAAAGGATAGATGATTTATCTGATTATGAGATGAAGGTTAATTCTGCATTGGTGTATTCTCGGATACGGATAGGCTTTGACAAACAGGATTACGACACGGCTAATGGAAAGGATGAGTTCCGTTTTACGAATGAATATACCACAGGCGTGACCATGACGGACAATAGCCTTGAAATGATATCTCCATACCGTGCGGACGCATACGGCATAGAGTTCCTTGCTGACAAGATAGGTGAAGATACTACAGACAACGAAAGTGACACTGATTTATTTATGGTAGGGGTAAAATCTGATTCGTCTGGACTTAAGTATATATTGAACAGGGATTATCTTATGGGTGGCGTTCTCAGCCCTGACACAATGTTCAATGCCATGTTTTCCCCTTCTTCTATGGTTTTGGCCAATGAAGCATACATCGGCTCATCTGTTGAGATGCTTACTTTTGCGTCATCAGATGGTAATAGTGATGTGGGTATTGATGGAATGGGGGAAAGTAGGGATATAATTCTTTCAAAAAGGATGTTTACTGTGGCGGAAGTAGAATTTGAAACTTCGGATGTAGAGCTTCCGGAAGATCTTACAGGAATTGTTGAATTTGAACATCAAGGCAAGGTTATACAGGGATATTATCAGCAGGCTGATTACAATTTCACAAAATCACAAAGTTCAAAGGTAACTTTGATTGTGAAAAATTCTAATTCTTTATAAAGATTCAATTTTTAATTATTATATTTGCAATGAAAGCTTGTGAAGTCTCAAGCTGCTAGAAACTAACGAAAAGACCATGATATCAATCGGAGATGTTTGCCCGTTATTCTTCAAACCGCTGAAATATAAATATTCAAATGCAGGATGTTTCAGACAAGTATTTTCCTTGTCAGACAACATTTTGCTGCAAATTTTCTGCGATAATGGCGAAATACCTTTGGCCTTTTTGAATGATAAGATTGGCAATATCTCCTCGTCAATAGCACTGCTCACTTATGATGTTAATGAAAGCGTTAAGATGTATTATGCCTCATTATCTCCTTCGGAGGGGATATATACAGTAACTATAGGCGATAAGGAATGTGAGGAATTCTGTGTGTGTGAGAATATAGGTGATTCTATATTGATTGAATATTCCCATAAGGATAATAATTCTGCATTTGATAATATATTCTGGATTGATGATGTTCAGCAGATGTTTCAGTTCAGAATAATAGGAGGATTCAAACCGGATGGGGTAGATTTAAAAGTTGAGAACGAACAGTTCGTGAACCAGAAGCAGGAGATAATAGAAATGTATTCTCTTCCTTATAAGACATTTGATTTTGTATTTGGGACAAGTCGTGGTGTTCCGTATTATATAGCGGAGTTCATAAATAAGTTACTTTGCCTTTCTCACGTTAACATAGACGGTAATTTGTATGTACGGGAAGGGGATTCTGTCCCGGAAAAGCTGGATACAATAGGTAAAAAACAGATGTTTATATATAAAGTGACTTTACGCCCTAGAGAAAACGATATTGCTGGGATCGGAGGCAAAACTGAGATCGCAACTTCTTCTTCAGGTATAGCATTTTTGCTAACTAATCCTGAAGAAAACGATGTGTTAAAATACAAGAAGGCGCAAGCTGCTTTTGTTAATGAAAATTATGTGTAATCATGGCTAGAAATCATCCTATAAAGATATTGTGGTACGGTTCGGAAACGGATGCAGAAGGAAATCCGATTATACCGAAAATATCCCCATCATTTGAAAAGCGATTGGAAGGGTTGAATGAGGGTGAGATATACATACATAATGATGATAAGAATCCTTCTATTTACATAAGGACCAATAAAGACCGGGTTGTTGCCATATCGGGAAGTGCAAATATAGAGGAACTTTCCAAATACTTCCTTCGTAAAGATAAAGAAGATATCGCTAATGAGCTGATCACTTTTTTAAAAGGTCTTTTGATAGGTAAGAACGGTCGTGGAATTACTGTACTTGAGAACGGTATGTCACAGGCTGTTGTTGATTATCTGTATGTCAAGGTCAAAGCCGTTTTTGACGAGCTTGAAGTAAAGAAGAAGACGTATGTAGGTGGCGAGCAGGTGATTTCCCATGCAGGCATGAAATGCAACCGTGTGGATGAGTTGGATGATGTCTACCGTTGTTATTTCAAGGAAGAGGAAGACGGAATTGAGATAGAGAACCAGTTTACTCCGGGATCTCTCGCCATCGCACAGGAGTGCAATATCAAGACAGGCATTTCGCATCATGTCGGCAACCGCTATTACTGGCGGTTGGTCACAGCAGTAGGTGAGAATTATATAGACCTGTCCAAGACCGTGTGTGATCCTAATGTCGAGAACGATGTTCCGGTGGCAGGTGATGATATCGTGGGATTGGGCCATAAGACTGATATCACCAGACAGGCGGCGATAATTCTCTCTTCGGTGAACGAAGTTTCTCCGTCCATCATCATGTATCAGGGTATTAATGATTTTACCTTGACCGGGAAAGATGTCATTTCTTTTGATTTTGACAGGTCTACCGGCAAGGCCCGGATGAAGGTGTACGGAGATACGTACATTGGTGACAAGGACCGGACCACTTACATGGAATACACTCAGGATAAAGGTGTTGATATCAAGGGTATGTTCCATATCGAGCAGGGTTCCACCGGATGGAAGAATATGGAAGGCTTGCCGGATGAGATACAGGCGGCGGCTGATCTTGCCCAAGAGGCTAAGGATGCGATAGACAATGCGGCTGTCGGAAGTGTCAATCTGTTGCGTAATTCCGGGTTTACCGGAGATTATGAAACAGAGGACCTGTCTGCCGCTACCGAGCTATCGGCGGATACCGAACTTTTTAGCAAGCAACTGGAATATTGGACGGGTGTGGCTACCGTATCTGCGGACAGTGATGCCGGCTCCGGGTACTCTGCTGCAATCGGTAGTTTGTCCCAGTCCGTATCATTGATTAAAGGAGAAAGTTATGTTATCAGTTATAAAGCAAAGGGTACGTCTGTGTCTGTTTCGTGCGGTTCTTTTAGTGTTTCTCAGCCTCTCACATCCTCTTATCAGAGATATACCCATAAGATCACCTTCAATGGCAGTGGTATATTTCTTGTCAGTGGTACCGCAACCGTTTGTGACCTTCAGTTAGAGCGTGGAACCATCGCTACTGACTGGAAGCCTTCAATTCTTGACAATGACAAGGCAACAGCCGGTTTCCAGTCAATCAATTATATCGCCAGTGCGATCAAGGATGGATCTGTGGATATTCTTGGTGGTCTGATATTGGCCAATATGATCCAACTGGGTAATTACAAGAATGGCAAGTTACAGAAGGTCACAGCCGGAGTTAGCGGCATATACAATGACGATGATGATGTGGCGTTTTGGGCAGGAGGAAAACTTGAACAGGCAATTCTGACCGTAATGAGGTTCCGTAATGATCCTGATTACCGGCCTACGGATGAAGAATGGGCGAACATGGCGAACTTCGTTGCCACTCATGGCGGTGATGTGTTCTTAAGAGGATATATCTATGCTTTGGGCGGATATTTCCGGGGGGAAGTCAATGCGGAAAGCGGAATCTTTAAAAATGTAAAGTCACCTAACGGAAATTTTAAGATTGATAAGGAAGGCAATATCTGGATAAAAGGAGAGGGAGAGTTTAGTGGTACTGTCAATGTCATATCATCCAATGGTTACAAGATCGTAATATCCCCTGAGGATGAGTATTCCGTACCGTCTATCAGAATGTATGATTATAATGAAGAAGAACTGTTCAGTATCTCCCTACAGTACGGGCTTGGAGGGATGATTCCCAGTATTTCCATGTTCGATCCTTCTAGCAGTGATAGATTATATTTCCGCCCGGATAGTATGGTCGCGGAGCAAAAAGGAAGTGACGGTTATATATATCAGACCCAGATAATGGGAGGACGCATAATTATGGTTAAAGGTTCTGAGATTGTATGGGATCAGAACATGTTGCCCAAATAAAGTGAAGTGATATGGAACTGAATACTATTAACAAAACGGGAACTTGGAGTGAGGCGGCAGACCGTCTTAACAACAACTTTAGCAAGACTTCTACCGAAGTGGAGAAGGTCAAGCAGAACGGTATCCGCAACAAGGGGTTGTTCTCTACTCTTGAATCACTGGAAGAGGCTGTTCCATCTCCTGTTGTAGGTGACTGGGCTGTTGTGGGTGACACCATACCGGGTCCTATATATGAATGCAAAACAAAGGGAAAATGGAGTCCTACAGGCACGACAGGAGGTGGCGGAAGTGTTGACTTATCCAGCTACCTGACAGCCGAGGAAATAGACGATGTAACATCAATATTATAGTTATGAGAATTAATTATCAGTCCGATTTTAAGATCATAGAGAAGAACTTGAACGGGGATGTGAATACTCCTTTCCGGTTCACTTACCGCACAGTCCTGTCGGGGTGTGTCGTTGCGGAGTTTGACGGGCACGGGTACAAGAACTGCCGCAGGCTTGATGATGGTGGTCTGTTGGTCATTTTTGACAGGCATGGACTACGTCCCGGTGCTCTGTCGGTCAAACGGGAATACTTCATTTCTGATTCTGACTTTAGAGATGGCATCTGCAACCTTGTATCTATTGAAGATACAGGGATTGTGCTGACTACCGGGAAGACGGATGAGAGCACAGCGGAGATCATGCCCTATCCGGATTATGCCGCATACAATGCGGTGCAGAGCGTATCTCTGTCAGATCAGGAGTATGATGATGTGCTGAGTGATTTTAATAGTTAATAAATAATTACATAAAATAACAACAGCCCAAGTTCCGGCGGAACTTAGGCGAATAATAGAATACAATATGGTAAAAATGCATAAACTGACGAAGGGCGGACAAACCATTTACCCGGCTACCATCTATGATGCGGTGGTTAACCCGAACAGACGCAAAAATTTGACTACGGAATTGTCCGAGTTAGAAAGTAACATTGGCATTTCTTTTTCTAAAGAAATATTGTTTACAAGAAAAAATGCTACTGTAATTAATAATACTGGTAATTTTATTTCTTATGCTTATGGCTCTGCTACTGATTACATAGAAGTTGGAGAAATGAAATCCGTATCTATACATAACCTAATAACTGAAATAAATACAAATGTAGCCGTTTCTTTTTATGACGCTGCCAAATCTTTCATATCATCCATACCATATACTACGAAAAATAAATTATTAGCTCCAATGTTGGTTGTATTTCCAGAGCGATGCAAATATTTTGCGGCATCAAAGCAATCGTCTTCAAATTCGGATGATATAAAGATTTATACTTCTATCAAAAATAAAGATCTTGAACCTATTAAAACAAAAGCGGATATAGGTTCTATTTTTGGCTCTCAAGTAGTGGTCGCCAACGGTGAAAGTACAAAAATTGTATTTAAAAATACTTTTAAAAAGGGGGATATTATACATCTTGTTAATTTAACGAGTGAGGCTAATACTTATTGGCATTTAAAAGGATATAGAAATGGAATATGGAATATGATTTCCTCAAGAATGTTTGCTGGAATAACGGTCAATAGAGATGTATCAATGCCTGAAAATATAGAAACATATGAAAAAATTGCAATCGAAACCGATTCGAAATTAATATTATCAGGTCATGGATATTATGTTACCGACTTAACTTTATCGGAAATTGAAAAAATTAGAGATATTACGAAGTATATTAACCAGCTAAGAACATTACCTATAATTGAGCAGGACGTTTTGCTTAAAAGTGATAATTTGATTAATCCGACAAAGGTCACAAAATTGGGCAACGGATGGTGGGTGTCTGACTATATACCAGTCTTCGAAGGAGATATATATTACTCCAATGCAACTATTGGATTGTTCACGTATGATAGAAATAAAATTGATATTACTTCTGAAAAAGGATTCGTATCGGGAGAACCGATACAAATGGGTATTGCTTATGTAAGAGTAAAACTGGGAACATCCGGAGTTATAACATCCGAAGAATTAGCTATAGACAAAGCGGCTTCTCTATGGCTTTCAAAAAAAAATAAAGAATCAAGTTATGCATCTCAGTTCAATCCATATCTTATCAATCCAATAGACCAAGGAGGGAGAGCACTGATTTCAAAGCTTATGCCACATGTTGGTAAAAAGATATTCTGTGTTGGTGACAGCTATACAATGCAGGGAAAATATTTTCCTGCATTATTGGAAGTAACCGGATTAAATAAAATAGGAGATACAGGTAAAGATGGAAATGGTCAGCCACTCACAAGGTTCCCACAAAATATAATAAAAAATAAAGAGCTTATTCTACAAAGTGATTTTGTGACTATTTTGGGAGGTACGAATGACTATGGTCATGGGGGAGATATATTAGGGACAATAAACGATTGCATAAAGAATGAATATGCTGAATTAAGAGTACCGATTCTTAAATTGAATGAGGCCGGATATTATGTTAAGGATGATAGCATAGATACTAGTTACAAAGTCTTAACAGAAGAAGATATTAAAGAGGGAAGAACTCCACAAAGTCTGTATGCAGCCATAATGACTTGCGTTAATATCATACACAATTGGAACAAGGGAATAACAGTCGTTTTATGCTCTCAGCCGGAAAGATTACCTTATGGTTCTCAACCTTGTACTCCACCTCTCTTGCGAAATGGTATGAATATGAATTTGATTGCTAAAGCTATGAGGGAAATTCATGAGATGTTTGGGGTTCCTTATTACGACTTCCATTCAAACGGCTGGACTATTGATCAAGTAGAAGTATATATGAATGATGGGACACTGCATCCAAACGAAATAGGAGGAAGGAAAATAGGAAGAGGATTAGGTATGTATATAAATAGTTTGTAGAATAATTTGGGAAATTGTAATAATGGACCAACTTAAATAGTGAAACATACTTATGATACGAGAATTAATCATCAGAATAATGAATCATCTGTCCGTTGAAGTGCACCCGGATGCGGAATGGTAAAAGTGGAACAGGATATATGGAGCTTAATACAATAAACAAAACAGGAACTTGGAGCGAAACGGCAGACCGCATCAACAGCAACTTTAGTAAGATCTCCATTGAGGTTGAAGAGATAAAGCAGAACGGCGGTGGCGGCAGTGGTGGCGGAGGGGGCGATGTCACTAACGCCGACCATGCCACATCTGCATACACGCTGGATAAGAATACGCCTGTGCTTGACTGGTTCCTTTCCGCATTGAACGATGATGATGCGCAAGGGATCATTAATTACCTCAAAGGTCTTAAGATAGCAGGAAATCTGATAAACCGCATCGTAAAGCAGGGTGACAAGGATGTCACCTACACCGATGAGGATGTGATGAGCGCATTGCGTGTAATGACTGAGATAGAGAACAGTGCGGAGAAGCTGAAAGAGATATTCTTGCGGAAGGACGTGGCGGATTCCACTAAGTACTTGTTATCCTTACTGGGCGGAGTCTTGATTAAGAAATATGCCAAGTTCGGTGATTTCGTTACTGGTGTATCAGGTGGATACATAGACGAAAAGGGCAATCTTGAAATGGAAAGCGGTGTATTTCGTAAGCGTTTGTTTGTTCCTGAAATAGCCTATAACCGTACAACCTATTTCAAAGGACGTATGGTAAACTCCCCCGGTGGTGGTTGTACCGTATTGTCATACGTGGATAACGGCGATGGAACCTACACCATCACTCCCGATCTGACGGACGCGGACGGATTGAGCCAGTTTGTTGATGATATCCTTACCACCTATTTTGTGACTAAAAATAGCGAAGGCAAGCTGAACGGCTTTGAAGAAATGAAATTCCGGGTGACTGCCGCAGATTATACAGCCAAGAAGTTTACTGTCATTCCCCGTCCGGGGCATTCTGACTGGAAACCTGCCGAGCAGATGGTATTGGCACAAACAGGTAACTTTACGGACCCGGAACGCCAGACTTATATACTTATTGATTCAGTCAACGGAAATAACTGTATTACATTCTTTGACAATGCCAACACTTGGGACCCGGAGCCGGCACAGATGAAGAGCTGGTTCGGCAAGAAGAAGGGTATGACTGTAGCCGGTATTAATGCGGACAGTTACTCAGCCGTTCTTCAGAACATCATCATGACCGGGCTTATCTTTCAAGTTGATGAGATCACCGGACAGACAGTTCGTGTACCCTTGGACAAGGGTGAATGGGTTTCAGGTAAGTACGCCTACTATGACCGGGTGTCACATAACGGGGCTTTGTGGTTGTGTGTTGATGATAATGGAACAACAACAGAACCGTCAGATGATAATCCGGCATGGCTGAAACAAGTGGCGGAAGGGCAAAAAGGTGCTGACGGTTTGTCTGTAATAGGTGGCGGTCATTGGGAATCCTCCAAAACCCCGTACAAAGCCAATACAATGGTCACTCTTGCCAACTGTGTCTTTTTATCCAAGGTGAAGACATCCAATCCTCCCATCAGGATCGCAAGGTTCAGGAATGGCAGTTATCGTCGCAAAAAGGATAGCGGTTATATCCTTGCCGGGAAGTCAGCCGACTGGACCGTGCATGAAGATTGGGAGATACTGCTGGACGGTCGTGAACTTAAAGGTGAGAGCATCACCTTTCTAGGTGAGTTCGCATCCCATCCGTCCAATCCCAAGGAGGGTGACAGCTACCGAAATACGGCTGACCATTGTACTTACATATACCGGAATGGTTTGTGGATGGTCATGGTCAAAGACGGAACTGACGGTAAGGACGGCAAAGGTTACGAGTGGATCTACACCCGTACCAACATCATCGGCCTTACCCCTGACAAGCCGGAATCGAAGCAGCAGGATGATTATATACCGGAAGGCTGGACAGATGATTTTCTTGGCGTGGATGCCGACCATCAGGTGGAATGGGCGTGCAAACGTGTGAAGCGTGATGGAGTATGGAGTGAATGGAGCACTCCGGCCCCTGTGCACCGTTGGAGTAAGGACGGGGAGTCGAATGTCATGGCAGACCTTGACAATGAGATGGTGAGCGTCGCTCTTACCAGTACCGGCGTTACTACTTCCGCACAGTCATGGACTACCCATGTGTCCATGTGGTACGGTACCGAGAAACTCACCCTTGAATCTTTGACAGTCAGCACGCCTGCCGGTTTCACGGCAAGCACAAGCAAGGCCACCGGAGCGGTGGCGATATCCGTCGCTGCCGGAAAGTCGGTTCCGGAACAGAATACGGTCACCATCACACTGGCTGCAATGAAGAACGGGCAGCTCTATACCCGTGAACTGACTTTCAAGATAACCGGTGTCCGTGGCGGGGCGGACGGTTCCGATGCGGTAATTTATAGCCTTGTCACTTCGGCCACGATGGTCAGCAAGAACAAGAACGGCGGTTACAGTGTAGCTTCGGTATCCTGTCGGCGTATGAAAACAGTCGGTGCGGTCACTACGGCCACAACGGACGGGGAGTTGAAGTACAGTCGTGACGGTGCGGCCGAGGTTCCCATCGGTGATGGTGTCGGGGTGGCTTCCGGTAATTTTACCAGTAGCTTGAAGTTCGTGTTCTACGTGAACGGTCAGGCGGTTGATGTCGAAACTGTCCCGATGGTTGTGGACGGCAGTGACGGAAAGGATGGTGAGAGCATCACAGCAGCCGGTCATTGGGAATCCGCCAATACTCCGTATGCCAAGAACAGTACAGTATCGTTTGCCGGAGGATCTTACTTAAGCAAGGTTGAAACCTCCAACCCTCCTATTAAAATCGCCAAGTTCAGAAACGGCAGACTCCGCAGGAAAAGAGACGGCGGATACATCCTCGCCGGCAGATCTGCGAACCGGACGGTACATGCGGACTGGCAGGAGATGGTTGCCCCCGTCGGACCGTCGGCATCCTACTGGCTGGACAGTCCTGTCAGCGTGATCAACTTCACTTCAACAGGCACGCCATCCCCGTCTGGATTCCTTGTCACTTGCAAACAGAATGTGGCAGGCAATGTAAGCACGTGCAGCACGCTTTATCTGGCAGCCCGCAAATACAACGGAAGCTGGCTGGCTCATGTAGGTGCGACACTGAACAGCCAGATATCCGTACCTGCGACAGCCGGATACACCCAGTTTGCCGTCCGGGCTTATAAATCAGCTTCCGATGCTGCTGCTTGGAATGACAATTATGTGGCCGAGAAGGGTGTGGGTGTTGCAAATGATGGTTCCATAGGAGCAACAGGAGCTACGGGTGCGTTCCCTTATGACAGAGGTGTATGGGCTTCCGGACAGACATACGTATGGAATGCAAAACAGCGTGACAAGATCATTCACAAAATAGGTGAAGTTTATTACAATTTTCTTGTGCGCAACTATGGAAGTTCTGTATCAGCGGCTCCTACATCCGCTAACGGAGATTCCAACTGGGAAGCCATGCAGAAATACAAAAGTCTGGTAACCGACATATTCCTTGCTGATAAGGCGAACATAGCCGGATTTATGTTCAAGTTGAACGGATACACATCGGACGGGGCACCTTACGGTATCATGCAGTCACAGGACAGCACTAACGGCCAGCCTAATCTGAGGATGGACACAAAGACCGGAGAGATTCTTTGTCAGAAAGCGAATATCACCGGGACTATCATAGCGACAAAGGGGACAATTGGCGGATTCAATATCGGTAATAATTTTATCGGCAGCACTAATATGTCGGCTGTAAATGTTGATAATTTGTTGCTGCAATACGACAAATTTGAAATGAAATACGAACGGTTCCAGTCAATAGACGGACATTTATACCAAGGTATTTTGGATACAGTAATTAGAAGTGGAAGTATAACTGTATCATCAACCGGGGATGTTTCAACAGCGAATGATGCTCTGTATGTAAGATGTGGAAGTTATATTTTTTCAGTCGGGCGAAACGGAATTCGCAAGTCAACGAATGGAGGAAGTACCTGGGTGGATTTATAACATTTAAAATATTAAAGTATGAGAATAAATTTTGCACAATTTCCTATTTACGACGGGATTAAGAAAGAAAAACTGATAGCCAACAACATCACTGAGGCCTACGGTGACTGGATATACAAGAACGTAGCGGGTTTGAAGGCGCATCTCCTTGCTGAGAAGATATTCAAATCTACTGCTGAAGGTGTCGAGATTGACGAAGAAGAGGTGGATATCATAAGACGCTCCACCTCCATGCTGCCCGGTCTGCTGGCTGATTCTTTGAATGATTATTTAGATAAAAAGGAGGAACAACATGAAAAAGGTATATTGTAACAACCTTCTGGCAAAGGTGCTGCTTGCGTTCAGTTCTTGCCATACGATAACAATCGGTCCGTTTGTTTTAAGCAAGCGACCGGAAGAGAAAATCACTCAGAAAGTGAGAAACCATGAGTGTACCCACGCCCGTCAATGGGTTGAGATGGCAGTTGCCATCGGTACAGTTATCTGGATCTTGCTGTTGTGTTTTGACCTTTCCGCCTGGTGGCTGGTACTGGCCGGGCTGGCATTCTATCTCTGGTATGGTGTGGAGTGGCTGGTCAGGGCGGTACGGTTGAAGGATGCCGGCAGGGCGTATAAGACGGTATCGTTTGAGAGGGAGGCATATTCCAACGAGGATGATCCGAATTATATTGAGAACAGTAATTATTTTGCATGGGTGAAGTATTTGTTTTAATTTTAAAATTTGCATTATGGACTTGAATAATATAGTTGGCTTTAAAGCTGTGGATAAAAACGGCAACGAACGACAGGTGACCGTCGATGAGATGACAGAATTAGTTTCCGCACGGATTGTTTCCGCTGCATCAGAAATATCAACATTTGCTGCCGCTGCGGCAGCCGGAACAGATGAGTTTGAGGACCAGTTGCCCCAGTCCGACACCTTCTCTTGGCTCCGTACTTTGGACGGTTCCAAGAACCCAACTTTGACATCTTCTTCGGCTGCCGCGAAAGTCCTGGGAGAACTGCTCACTAGTTTGAAGCTGTATCCTTTCATGTACAAAGGGATAGTAGAAAATAGAAGTTATAATGATATGATCGAAGCTGGCTTTTATAAAATACAAAATAACATGATTGATGGACCTAACACTTATTGGGGAACACTTGTTGTTTTTAATGATAGTGCTCACATAACACAAGTGTTCTATCCAAACATAGACAGTGCAGAAATATCCACTAGAAAAGGTAGTATTAATAATTTTGCAAAGTCAGCGTGGAGAAGCATTTCTTTTACATAAATTCGCTTTAAAATCAGAGCTGGGAGGACTGTTGGGGATAAATGATTCGTGGTTAAGAGATGGAGGACTGTTTAAAGGTGACTTAAACACCATTAAAAAAAGTGTTATTCTACGAATCCAAGAAGGAGCAACCAATACGCCTATAAATAACGGATTATGGGGTATATTGGTTACCTTATATACTAATTTAGGTGGTGGACAAGATTCATCCATCCAAATTACATATTACAGTGATGGATCTTACTATATACGTAGTATGTGGTATGGTAATTGGAATTCTTGGGTGAGAATCACAACAACGGCGGTCTGATTTCCCACTTCTGGGAGGACTGATGAACAGTTTGAAGCTGTTCCCGTTTATGCCCAAAGGTATATTAAGTACAGACGGAGAGGTAAATAGTGCAACTGCAAGCGGAATGTATCATGTATTCGGACGAGACGGAATTAGTGTTGTTTCAAATTATTCCATAATGATAGTTTTTAACGATGGACAAGGATATGTCATTCAAATGACATTCCGTCTAGGTGAGGATGTTGTTGGTTTCCGCCGTAATTATGATGGGAAATGGGGAGATTTTAGGTCTTTTGTATTGGCTTCTTAGAAACATGGATTACCTTTGCACCGCACATGGCGTTGTGCATATCAGGATCGGGTGGCACCGGCTTGTACCGGACCACCCGTTTTAATCCATGTCAAAGATACGGTTCGCCAATTACTTCTAGAGCAAATTTAGTCTAGGAAGCCAAACTTAATTTTTTCCACTTACTATCACTCTTATCATACTTCACCCTAATAAATGTCGCTCCATTTACTGATATTAGTAAGTACATAACCCGTGATTCGTTTCCAACCGAAAATACGGATAAAATTCCATAGCCATTTATAGGATTGTTAATAGACTCAGGTGTTATTCCATATATTCCTGATACTACTAACGTTTCAACATCTCCTTTAAATGTAGGAATTCTACTCCTAAACCACGAATCATTTATCCCTATCAGTCCTCCCAGCTCTCGATTTTTAAGAAAATCATGTCAAAGAAACAGTTTTCCAATCATCCCAAGTATTATACCATCTCTGTCTTACTTTAAAAATTTTAGTATTCATATCTGATGCAATTTGTAGAGTGTAATAATTGATTTTAAATACAATAATACCTCCCCATCCAGAAGAGAATGGAGAGTTTGTTAATTTGCGAAAATTACCATTGATATAATATCCTGACTCAAGTTCATTAGCATCACCACCTTCAGATATATCTGCCATTCCCATAAATGGAAACAGCTTCAAATTATTCATGAGTTCTCCCAGTGCTGCCGTTTTGCAAGTTCGTTTGTACGAATAGTAGTAATCAAATATCTTTTGTAAGATTGACTTTATACCATTTTCTACTATTATCTCCTCTTATAAAAATAGAAAAAGTTGATCCTGTATACTCTGTAACTATTTGAGTTTTACTACCATCGGACAATACAATCAGATTACCCCATGATTGAGAAAATGGCGCATTGGTATATTCCCCACTAAGATTATATATTCCAGCTCCGCCAATCGTATTTAAATCAGTACCGGGATTTATACCCCCTTTTATCGGGAAAAACTTCATCAGTTCTCCCAGAAGCATTTTTTGTGGTTTATTTTGTAAATACAGAAGATTTTTTTAACTTTAAAACAAAAAGTTGAGTATGTTAGAGAAGATCAGATACCGTTTGGTTTATAACCGACAAAACAGACTAAATCGACAGGGAACCGCATTAGTACAGATTGAAGCCTATCTTAACCAGCGGAAATCATATTTTAAAACAAACATCTATCTCAAGCCGGAGTGTTGGAGCAAGGATGGTGCCCAAGTTATCAACCATCCGCAGTCAAATGAACTTAACGCAATGCTATACGAAAAAATACTGGAGTTGCAGGCTATAGAACTTAGCTATTGGAAAAGAGGGCTTGAATCAAACCTTTCCACGTTAAAGGAGGCTGTAAAAAAGGGAATTAAACCAGTTGTGTCGTTTTTAAAGTTTGCGATACAAACGATAGAGAATTCAGATAGGAAACCGGGAACCAAGGATAACATGCTGGGCACGGTAGCCACTTTGAAGGAATTCCGGAACGTGATAGAGTTTACTGATATAAATTATACGTTTTTGAAAGAGTTTGACGCATTTTTGCGAAACAAGAATCTGAAAGTAAACACAGTCGGAAAACACATGAGAATACTGCGTACCTTGGTCAACGAAGCAATAAACGAAGGTTATATATTACAGGAGGCATACCCTTTCCGTAAGTTCAAGATCAAGAAAGAGAAGAAGGAACATAACTTCTTGATGCCCGCAGACTTGGAGAAGCTGGAGAATCTTGAACTGCCGGACAGGAAGAACAACAGCCGGCACATACTGGACGCATTTCTCTTCTGCTGCTATTGCGGATTGAGATTCTCTGATTTCAAGCAATTGACTTATAAAAATCTCGTAACAGTTGATGGAAAGGAATGGCTAGTTATGAATAGCATCAAAACAGGCGTAAAACTCAATATTCCGCTATATCTGCTGTTTAACGGGAAGGCTCTGGGTATAATGCGGAAATACGACAGCATCGAACAACTGGCTGCATTAGGTTGCAATTCGGACACTAATCGGACATTGCAGAAATTGGGAAGGATGGCGCATATCAGCAAGAAATTTACCTACCATACAAGTCGTCATACTTGTGCTACTCTGTTGGTACATCAAGGCGTTCCGATAACCACCGTCCAAAAACTCTTGGGGCATACATCGGTCAAGACAACAGAGATATATTCCGAGGTGTTTGATGAAACGATCATCAAGGATCTGACAAGGGCTAACCAGAAGTATTCTAAACGTAGAAATGTAAAACAAAATCAAATAAAATCTCAAAAATCCCCGGAAAAATACATCAGGCAGTAGAAATCTATAAAAGCTATCTGTTTTATACTTGTTTTTCCGATCCCATTCCACAACATTCGTTTCCTGTCAATAAAAATACAAACTCGCCAGTCTTGCTGTTCTATCAATCCTCTTCATTCATCTTGCAAGTAAAAAATATTGTATTAATGGCAATTTTTTAAGAAGATTGGTTTTTGTTTCAACATTGGCTTCTTATAACTAATTAATATAGTTTTCTTTTTGTATTTCGTTTTAGAATTGATATCTTTGCTATTATCTTCAAAGTCTGAGCAAACGATATATAGGATATTGGACAGCAATGATGTGCCAAGACGTCCCAAGGTTAGAGGTGTAAGAAAAATATTTGTCACGATAGAGGAGGATGTAGCTGCTATCTTAGATAAGGAGCAATCGGTATCATTATATGTCAATGAGGCTATAAGATTCTATCACAGTAACCGGCATTAATTGCCGGTTATTTTTTTATTAAAACTATATTTAAAATCACGTTTTGAATCGTGTTGTTTAGATAAATTAAAGTCATATCATTTCGCAATACCCTAAAAATACCCATGAGAAAAAAAATCTTAAAAATATACCAATACTTTTTGTATAACACCCGATGTTTTTTTATTAAAGCTTTGATATATCTTAAAAATATACCAATTATATATTATATTTTTTCGACACATAATAAGCCAAGGAGGCGACAGAATAAATTGCAGCGCAATCATCTGAACCATTATAATCCAATATCCCATCCATAAACTCATTGTATTGCGGGATCTCATCATAGTCTGCACGAAACATCACATTATTTTTGATAAAATCCAGAAAAGCAGATACCCTAGCATCTGTTCCCATATTTTTATGCATAATTCTGACATCATATCTATCCCTTAAGCCCCGTGCTATGGGGAAATAATTTTTCTCACTTTCAAACAACACTTCCACAGGAGATATGCCCTCTAAAAATGACAGGAGAACAGTCTCATCAAATGATCCTGTATATGTCACATTATCTATATATATTCCCTCATTTACATAGCACGAAACGATAATGAACTTTCCGGCATATTCGGGAAGAACATATACAAGTCTTGTCCCCTGAATATTTTTAGACATATCAAAATATCTCATATCTTTATTTTCCTGTTTAATTTTACTTCGTTTCCTTTTCAAAGAGAAACGAGTATATTCATCCTTGAATACCCATACAGTAATATATCGCAGACAATCCACCAAGTGACCGTATCTCTCATAAGACTGTCCTGTAATCTTATCCTTTACTCTTTTTTTCAGCACCCCTCCATTAACGTCCTTCTTGGCATTGTTATAATCGACTATCGAGTTTTTACATCCATCATCTACCGAAAATGACATACCCGAGCCTCCATCGAGCATGTAGTTTACAAATTCACCTGACATCGGTACGGACGGGTTAGAAGCCGGTATCCTCTCCTCAACATGGTAATCGCTTTCCAGCCCTTCCACGAACTTATCAAGAAACGATCTCTTCTCTTCGTCTATAGTGTTCCCGTTTTTTGTCGAAGCATCTCCGTACAGATACAGCATATCATTATACCTTATTGATTTCAGGTAATCTACCGCCATTTTTGAAGCCTGTGTTACCGTGTTGAACGGATCACTGGCGCATATCTCGTTAAACTGCCTTATACTACTTCCATCCACCTGGAAAAATGATATTGAAATATAAGGGAGCACATTGTTATCAATTGATATATGAACCGGCATCCCTTTAATGTAGTGTGTCGTTTTTATGTGTTTGTTTGAATCAAATGCATACAGGAACTCTCCTCCTGTCTTAATGCTTCCCCATTCTCCCAATGCGTATACCCTGTAGTAATTATAATCATGATCCTTGTACCATTGGTAATTAGATATCGTCTGTCTGTCATAGTATCCATACTTCCCGTCCGGAGAACCTACTACCCAGAAGTTGTTCTTATACGAAGAATGCAGCTCTACCGTATCCGATGGATATCTTTCCATTTTTCCCGTACGCTCATTAGCTATCATTCTAGATTTATTATATCTCTTTCCTAATATCCGGCTATAATCCTTAGGTAATAAACTCCTTTTTATCGGATATCTTACTTTCCCGTACAAATCATTCGGATGCTCATCCCACTCGTATGTATCAAGGATCTTGGTTTTTATCCACGAGTCCTCTGATACTGGATTAAAGTTGCATATAATCTGTAGGCCCTCCTTTCCTCGTAGGCGGAAACGTATTTGTGTGAAATCCTCATATTCAAACTCAGTGGCCTCTTCCATCACTATCCAGCGATATCCTGTGATAGACTTTATCTTCTCGGGATCGTCCAATCCTGTAAAATCGATTTTGCAACCATTTATACAGGTTATATTATTTTCCTTTGGAGCGAAAAACTGACTCAATTGAAGAGCTTTCATTTGGGTCTTAAACTCTTCATATACCGTATTCTTAAGACTGGCTCCAACTTTTCTCACAACGAGAGCCGAACCCTCTCCGGAGAATACAGACAACAACACGGATTGTGTCGTAGATACAGATTTCCCTGATGAGGAACCACCTCTGTTTATAATATACCGGATATCCTTGTCATGCATCGCCTCACGGATATGCCAAAACAGGGGATTAAACAATTTATACGAGAACACCATCTCTATCATTGCTCGTCCCCAATTATCATGCGCACATTGGTACTGACATCACTTTTTACTGGAGCATCCCATCCAAGCATCTTGCTTATCTGTGTAATGGCGGCTATTTTGCTATATAGCCGTATCTCTACTCCATATTGAGTATTCTTAATCGATTGGATGCAACATCGGACTGGTTTTGGTATATCATCAAGAGAACGGACAATAAACGTATCTTTACTTTTTAATTGAAGATCTATAGGGTCTACATTTACCACATTTGTAAGAAAACGCAATGCATCTTCCTTCTTCATGTCAGACTTTTTTAAGATATCAGCCTGCAATTCATTTACACGGGATGCGACAGATGGATTTCTCAGCAATTCAAATGCACGCTTACTAACGACCCCATCCTTCCATCCAATACTATTAGGGTAAGCTTTCCGATATGCATCTGTAGCATTACCTGTTTCTATATAATAATGACAGAAATTTTCTCTATTTGCTACGAGTTTTTTTCCCATAAAAGTCTTTTCGTCCGAAGAACGTACCGTGCTCCTTTACACGGAAACATTATAATTCAAAGTTACAAAAAATCTGAATAAAAACAAAACTTGTCATTTAATTCATTTTCTTAAAAGTTCTTTATCATGTAAACCGTGATCACAAGCTGTCTTATAAGCTCGATCCCGTAGTTCGTTCAAATTAATATTATTCATTGTCTATTTTTTTATAATCCTTACATCCATTACGATAAAAACCACCATCATATAAATCACTGTAACCATGGTTCACTTTAAACCGAAGAGGATGGTTTAGCGCACAAAGATCACTATAGTGCTGTTTAGCTGATTCTTCAATTACTTTCTCCATCTCATCATCATCTAATACCCTTTCGTCCGGTTTAAAATTCTTGCATGTATCACAGTAACGGATAGGTTTACGTTCTCCTTTTTTCCCTGAAGGCTTTTTAAACCCTTTTAGCCAACAGCTTTCGTCTTTGATAGGACAACATCTACAGTAATCATCAATATCGTAAAATTGACAGTAACCGTCACAGAACCATTCTCGAAACTCTGTAAGCATTTTCTCTTTTATAAGTTCTTCCTTCATTTCCTTATTCCTAATTTAATTTCTTCATCCTTGATTATTTTCCCAATCTTATCGGCTTCCTCATATCGTTCCTCCCTTATCAACTTTCTTTGCAGCTCCGAGAGCTGGTTAAGGAAAACAATATCGTTACGATCTGACACACGACGGACATATCTTTCTATATCATCCAGCTTATTCTCCATGCGTATATGCCACTTGCTTACCAAAATTAAAGTAAATGCTAGAGCACAAACATTTAATGAGGCAAGGATGAATTTAAATATTGATTCTGCTATTTCCATAATCATATAAGTTTTAATGCTTCCTGTAAACCTGCTTCAAGTGCGTCTTCGTAGACATCCCATTTACCACCATCATTAGGCCCTTCATAAACAGAACTGACTATATGAGTTCCATTGTTAGCTTTAGATATTTCGTATCCATAACCACAGGCACAGTTATATACACATATATGAATATTCTTAGTTTCACGAAGCCACTTTTGGGCAACATACAACACTGGACACAAAAATTCAACTGGTTCGTTATCTATTTCCGTACAACATGACATACTTTGCGGAATGCTGTATCTTCTAATAATATTATCGCAACTTATTGTGTGTTCACACTTCCAATTAAACCCTTTCTCTTTCAGCAACTTTGCTGTTTCTAATGTTACAAGTTCTTCGGTCATAACTATTTCTTGTTTAATTCATTCAACACTTTCTTTACCAATTCATAACGTGGTAATTGCCAATCCTTCGCAATATCATCTATTTTATCGTCATAATGATTGTCGTAAACATACTGATTAAGTCTATCAATAAATCCATCATCGTCAAGTCCTTCATCGCAATCATCAAACATATCAAGTTCACAGGCTAACTTGGAACATTCACAGTGGGATACCCAGTCATAAACACAACCGTCATAAACATTGGTCTGTCTGTTGTATTTTTCTCCAACGGAAATTACTCCACCGCAAAAATTGCACCTGTGCTCTTTACGAGCGACAGGAGTTTCATTTCTTAATACTTTCATAGTTATTCTTTCTATTATTTTCACACTATTCACAATGCAATTTATAAGCATGGGCAAACATCCCTAACGTAACAGGATCAAAGTGAAAATCCGCCTGTTTTCCTTCTATAACAACAGAAACACATAATTGTCCATCGCAAAAGTCAATATACGCTTCACCACCTCCATCTCCGTTAATGGAAAGTGTTTGTGTCTGTATGTTATTCATTATTCGCCTCCTTTAATCTTTTAATTAGTGCATCAGCGCAATTAACCGCATATTTAACGATTGCATCAGAATCACCCCCACGATCTTCTGCTATAACGGCCTTAATAATATCTTTCGCTAATTCGTACCTACGTTGTTCCCAATCAATTACTAAATTCCCAACATTCAAAAAATCAAGTTCGCATTCCTTGAAAACCATATTACCACACACATATAAATAATCGTTGCTATGTTGAGGGTTGATGTTTAATTGGGGAGTTACATCTACCAAAACTCCTGTTGATTTTACTCTTGCTTTCATTGTTCCTCCTCCTCTGTTTTAATATCCGTTACTTTACCACGATTAACAAAGAAGAAACAACCCATCACATTACACAGGTATGATTCATGCTCCATCTTACACTCATTGCATTCTTTATTCAACGAACATTTACTGCAATCAAAATCCAGACAGCGCGCATCAATCAGTTCAACCATTTCATGCAGCACTCCATCAATTATTATTCCGTTCTTTATTTCCATGATTATTTGTTTTAATAAAGGGCGCATCCGAATAAACATAAAGTGTCGAATTTTAAATTTATTGTGAGTTTAGATGCGCCCTTCGGTTTTTTATTATTACTTTTGCTTTTGTCGAATTATTAAATTTATTGTTTATGAAATTAACACAAGAACAACAGGAAAAACTCCTACAAAAGATCCGTATAGGCAAGTGTCCTAATTGCGGATGTACAGAGGATAAAGTAATCAGCCCTCATGTTTATAATTTATTATCATTGGAGAAGGATAATAATGGTAATTTTATAGAAAGCGATGGACCGATAACCCACCTTGCTTTAGTAGCTGCCAATTGTCCCAAATGCTCATATACATCACTATTCAATTTAAAAACTCTTGGCGTTCTTTGATTGAAAATCTAGTGAATCATCATCACAAATTATTCCACCGCAACCAGTGAAATAGTTATCGGATGTTAAGTAAATGTTATTCACTACAACCTTGTAAGTTGCAGCACTGCGTCTTTTGCTTGATGCAGTGCTCTTCTTTTGTTTTCTGTTTCTTTTCATATCTCAATCTGTATTAAATCTAATTTAATAGCTTCAACTTTCTTAATACATCTACCATCAGGGGTAGTTACTGTGAATCCTCCATATCCTTTTGATACGGAAACTATTTCACCCACATCAATCTTTGAAACAAGAGATTGTATAGTTTCTAAAACCTTTGCCTGCTTTTTTTCAAAAAAAGAGGCTGGTTTTCTTTTCAGGAATATCATATTCATTTCTATATCATTTTGAATTATTTTTTTATAACTACCGCCATTGTACTAATAGAAGTGCCACTCTCTTTAAACTCGCCTGCGCTGATTTCAAACACTTCTCCATGTACTTCTTTCAGCCAGTTGCGGAAATCAATACATTTCTTTTCCGAAGCAAATTTCCAGTGTTGGCTGGTTATTGCCGCAAGGGTTCCACCCTCTTCCAATCGATCATACATAAGCCTGACATGCTCTATATCCTGATTACTGGAAAACGGAGGATTTGCAATAATCTTAGTGTAACTACCTACACTGTCTTTGGTAAAGTCTTCATCAAGCAATATTACGTTGTTAAGGGTATGAAGAAATTCTCTGTTTTCCGGCATCAGCTCATAACATTCAACCATTACAGAAGGACAAGCCCGGTGGATTGCTTTTATAAGGGCGCCACGCCCTCGGCATGGGCGGCGGGCTTCCGCTCCAGCTCGACGCCCCAGGCGTACACGTCCAGATAGCTCCCGGACGCGAATTTCAAGAACACGTTGGGCAGGGCATCACGGATGAGGAGCCGGACCAGCCACAAGGCCGGGGCGGTCACGATGGCGGAAATGAGCCGCCAGAAAGGGGACCACGCCGAGTTATTCGTAATCTGCGAACCTTCCGCCGCGTTGATGGCGTCCCACTCCGCTTTCATGGCGGCTTCCGTGGTCGGTACGCCCGCTTCCTTCAGCATCGTCTCGAAAAGCTGATCGGGTTTCTCCGCCATGCCTACGCCTCCAAAGTCATGGACAGCGGGCCGTAGTCGACCGTTTCCGCCGTCAAAAGGTATGTCCCGAGGCTCGTCTCGGTGATTTCCGCCGTGCCGGGGACAATCCGCTCGTCATCATCCACGGCCAGCGTGACCTTGATCATGTTGAGCCGCCGCGCTCCCGCGTCGCGGTTCGCCAGCATTTCCGTCAACAGCCCGGACTCACGGATCATATGCACCAAGTCCTGAGCGATGGACGCCCGGTCCGCTATCTTCTCGGGGATGCCCCCGGCGTCCGGGGTCAGGTCGTCATTGCTGATCAAGAGGTCGATGTACTTCATCACATTATGCCCAGTTCTATATATTCGCGGAGCTTCTCGTCTTTGATCTCGCCTTCGATGGTAAAGTTCTGGCTGCCGATGTTGACGGTCTGATTCTGGTTGTTGGTATTGCTGTTGGTCGTGTTGGTGATGCTCCGCATGATGCCCCCGCGCGGCACGTCCAGCGTGCGCGGGGCATTCAATGAAGCGATGGCAGGAGACGGGGCCGGAGTCTGCCCTTGCCTGTTGAGTACGCCCGCGGTCGCAGTCAGCCCGCTCCCATACTGCATCCCTTGGAAAGTGGGGACCAGTTTTTGCGGAATCCCCCTATCCGGAGACAGGGCGGCGGAACCCGAGGGTACCCCCATCGTGTAGTCAGGGGTTTGCATCCGGAACCAAGAATGAGTCCCTCCCGTGGTCTTGGGCTTCTCCGGAGGGGTGTATCCTTGGGGAAGTGGGGAATAGGTTCCCGGCATCCCCGAAAGATAATCAGGCGTCTGCATTTCCAAGCCACCAGCGACCTTGCCCACAGTCTCAAACGCCTTCTCATCCAGCGGCTTCGTCATACCGTAAAAGCTGGAATCCTTGTCGATGAGCCCGACCTTTTCCAGCGCCCACCCGACCAGCTCCAGGAACTTCCGCAAAGGCGCTGTCACGGCGTTGATGATCTCAATGAAGATTTTCGACCAGCTTCCTTCCGAAAAGGCATTCGTCAGGCGATCCCACCATGCACAAACGCCCTGCACCATCTGGATTACTGCGGAACCGAACGCCGTATCCCCAAAATTCTTTTTGAAGTCCTCCCAATTGATGGCCAACGCCGCAATGACAGCGATGAGCCCAATAAGTATCCACCCGACAGGGGTTCCAAGTATGGCTGAGTTGAACAGCAACCAAGCCTTTTTGAGTGCTC